TCAGTCAATCTTCGCCGCGTTGCGATGGTACCGCGTCACGATGTTCGGATCGGGCAGCAGCGACACGCCCGCCTGGTCCTTGCCCTCGTAATCGAACAGCGACAGCACGTACCGTATACTGTGCAGCCGGGCGCGCTTCTTGTTGTTCGCCTTCACGATAATCCACGGGCTGTAGCTGGTGTGCGTCCGGGAGAGCACCAGCTCCTTGTACTTCGTGTACGCGTCCCACAGGTGCTGCGCCCGGCCGTCCAGCGGGCTGAGCTTCCACTGCTTCAGCGGGTTGTTCGCCCGCGACTTGAACCGGGCGAACTGCTCCTCCCGCGATATGGAAAACCAGAACTTCACCAGCACCACCCCGTCCTCCACCAGCATGTGCTCAAACTCCGGCACCTGCTGCATGAAGCGCTCGTACTCGTGCCGGGTGCAGAAGTCATTCACCGGCTCGACGATCCCGCGGTTGTACCAGCTCCGGTCGAAGAACACGACTTCGCCCTTGTTGGGCAACTGCTTCATGTAGCGCTGGAAATACCACTGGCCGCGCTCCTCCTCCGTCGGCTTGGGCAGCGCCACCACGCGCATCGCCCGCGGATTCAGGTGCTCGACGAACCGGCGGATTGTGCCGCCCTTGCCGGCTGCGTCGCGCCCCTCGAAGAGGATCGCCAGCCGCCGGCCCTCCTGCTGGATCCACCGCTGCAGCTTCACCAGTTCGATCTGCAGCAGCTCCAGCTCGTTCTCGTAGCGGATCGCCTCTTTGATTTTCCCAACCGCGATTTTCCGCGAACGCAGCAGCCGGATGAACGCGCGGCGCGTGTGCGCGCCGGCCAGCTCCGCGACCGCCAGCCCACCGTCCGCGTCGGCGGACGAGTCCTGCACGCCCTCAGGCGGCGACACCAAATCCTGGAGAATCGCGACGCCGCTGCGCACCAGTCCCTCGCCGTCCGTGTCATGCGCTACCTGGTTCAACTCGCCAGTCCGATCGCCCATCGTCTCGCTCATGTGTGCAACCTTCCGACCAAGTGGTGATTTCGCGCGCAGCGGATCGCCGGCGAAATGTGAATAATTTCACCAGCGCATCGGATAAACCAGCCTTGCACTTAATACAAAAAGGGCTGTCGCGAATGGTGTAGAGCGCTCCAACCCTACCCGACATGGTCCAATGGCCAGCGCTCGCCCGTCCATCCGTGTCCAGATGATGTCCAGGTTTGCATTTGACGCCGTTCAATCTGAATTGAATGGTTCTTTCCGTAAGAGCACACCACTCGATTTTCGCGACGGCCGCATTGCCGATGAACGGGCTGGCTCTTGCTTGTCAATCGCCGCACTTCTTCGGGCTGCAAGACCGTTTTTCCCCCGCGTGTCCGGTTCGCTCTTGCACGTTTCTTCGACGCCGATCGTTCGCGGTCGGTTCGGAGTGTTGACCGATAACGAAGGGACCCGATCATGTCCGAGATAAGAGCCCTATGCAGACGCACGGTCGTGTGTAGCCTGGTTGGCCTCGTCGGATGCGGCAGCGCCACGGATGGGCAGGTCGAGGCCCTCGGGCATCGCGCTCCCAGCGAAACCACGGCGAGTTATCGTCCATACGTGCTTACCGAAACCCTCACGACCAAGGCTCTTGACGGCCCAGGCGAGTTGACCGCGTGGGCCAACGTCCTGATCGACTTCAGTTCGCAATACTCGGTCGATTACTGGTCGGCGGCCAAGGCTCTCGGCCCGCCCGATACGTTCAACTATGGGTTTCCCACGGCCTGGGCCCCGGCCACGCGCAACGGTACGCGCGAATGGCTTACCGTCGGGTTCGACGTGCCCGTCTACGCACACGCGGTAACCGTCCGGGAAACGGATGGTAACGGGTTCCTCTTCCAGGTCGACGTCCTTGACCTGGACGGCACGAGCCACACGGTTTGGGCCGACAACGATCCGAGCGTCCCCGGCGCCCCTTTTGATCTGCGGCTTGACTTCACTGCCACGAACTTCCTAGTCGCCGGCGTTCGCGTCCACGTCAATACCGACCACAACTTCTCGAGGTGGGAGCAAATCGACGCCATCGCCTTGCACGGTACGCTCGCGAGCCAGGCCGACTGCAATCTCAACGGCTTGGACGACTCCGTCGAACTGGCCGCAGGTGAGGCGTCCGATTGCGATCTCAATGGCGTTCCGGACGACTGCGATTCCGATGGGGACGCCGATGGGCTGCCTGACGCTTGCGACGCCTGTCCGGATTCGAACCTGGCCGAAGTGCTCACGCTCAACGGGTGCGAGACCGGCGTGGCCAACCTGCCGCTTGAGGACGGTTGCTGGATGGCTGACCGGCTGGCGGAGTGCAAGGTTGAGGCGGCGAATCACGGGCAATATGTCCGATGTGTCGCGCACCGGACCAATACGTGGAAGCGCGACGGATTGCTCACCGGTCAAGAGGAAGGTCGCGTGCAGCGCTGCGCCGCGCGAGGCCATTAGTGGTGAGTCCGGCGCGGACATGTGTTTATCAAAGAGGCCCGTGCTGGCGGCCTTCCATGCCGTAACTCCGACCATCGAGGATGCCGCACACTTCGGCCCATGGACGGGACGGGGGCAGAGTTCCTGGGCGTTTGCAGCCTCCGCATTTTCGAGCGCGGTCACTTGACCGCGCTCTTTTCGCTTCAACCCGCACTGCCCGCGTTGACTAGGTCCTCGCAAACCGCGAGGTCGCCCAGGTTCATGACCACAGCCACCGGTCGGACTCGAACCGACAACCTGCGGTTTACAAACCGTCAGGCACCTGAGGCCGACCGCGTTCCAGGCGTCAAAAACGCGGTTTACGTCCCCAACACTACCGACTTCACCAGGCCAATTCAAGGCGTTGCGCGGAACGTTCCGCGCAACGTCGCCCCGTCTTCTCTCCTTCGTCGAACCATCGTCGGTCCGTCGTCGCTCCCTCGCGGCACCGTCGCGGCTCCTGTGGACAAGGACAGGACGGAATAATGTCCCTTGGAATTCCATCCAGATGGTGATAACCGTAACCATCGCCGCTCCCGGCAGTTACGGGCCAGATGGAATAATTCGTCCTGCGTCCATCGGAATTCCGCGTGACATTTGTCCGACGATGCGTCACCTGCGCAACAACCTGATCGGCGGCACGGTGCTCATGCTGGCCTTCTGGATCATCTACGGCCTGCTGCAGCTCATTGGATGCCCCGCGCAGAAAGCCGCCCCGGGCGGCCGTGGCGATCTGGCGCACACACCCGGGGCGGTTGGAATAAAATCCGGAATAAAATGCACCGGATTCTTTCACTTTAAGGCGGGCTTCGTGCCCGCCGCTGTGCTCACGTATCGCCACTGCCGTTCGTCGGCGGTGGCAACTGCACCTTGTGTCCGGCGTCCTCGATCGCGATCCCCAGGATCACCGAGACGCCCACGCCGAGGATCGTCGCGATGATCTCGACGTTGACGTTGAGCCCGCGGTCCGCCAGGTAGGCCGCGGCCACCGTCGCAAGCGCGACGCGCACCTTGCGACTGGCCAGCGGCTGTATCAGTCGTTTCCAGTTCATGGTGACCTCCGTTTCTTTCGTCGCGTCCACCACACGCGGGCAGCCGTCAGCAGCAGCGCGGCCGCGCCGCCGGCGATACCCCACCACTCGGCGTCCGAGTCGGGATCCTCTACCGGCAGACCCGGATCACCCTGACCAGACGCGGGCAGCGCAGGCGCCGGGGTCGGCGACGGCAATGCGGGCACGGACGGCAGTACAGGTGGTGACGGCAGGGGCGCGATCTCGGGCAGCTTCACCGTGATGCACCCGCACCACACCGCAGCGACACACGCAACGATCGCCGCAGCCGCACTAAGTCGGCGGCGCAGGGCTTGGCGTTGGCGCCGCACCGGCCTCACCCCCCTCCTCTGCGCTTGGCGCCGGTGCCGCGGGAATCAGCAGATCCCGCAGCAGCAGGCGTTTTTCAGCCGCGGTGATGTCCTGCGCCTGGATGATGCGCAGCACCGCGTCATCCATCTTGCGGTCACTCAGTTGTCCGCTCGCGCCCACGCTGTAACTGCCGGCGATGCCTTCCATGCCGGCCGACGCGCGGTACACCACCGCAACCTCCGCGACGTACTTGGGGTTGAGCCCTTGCCCGGCGACGGAGACCTGCCCGGCGCCTCCGTCCGCCAGCCGCCCCACGATGTCCGCGGCCAGGCCGCGCATGGTGTCCGCCTGGGTAGCGAACAATTCGCCAGACAGCGAGCACCCGGGCGCTGCGACGATCAGCGCCACACACAGCGCCGTCGCCAGCCACCCCATCATCCCGATCTTCTTGTGCATCATGCACCTGTCCTTTCCGCGGCGTCATGCCGCTCAGTCCTTCGGTTCGCACTCCAGCGCCGTCTCGATTCGGGCCAACTGGAGCGATTGTTGTCGGGTCAGTTCCAGGAGCGATCTGAACTCGGCAGCGCGGAGCTGTTCGCGAGCCTCGATCTGCCGCAGCTGCTCCACGCCCCAGGCGGAGTGCTCGCGCCGCCAGTCCTCGAGCTTCTCCAGGCGGCCCAGTGCGCTCATGTGCTTATAAGTCACCGCGGCGACGAAGCTCACCAGCGCGATCAGTCCGCCCACGCCGCCGATCCACTGCCAGGGCACGCTTTGCGAGAGCAGGGCAATCCCGCCGAACAACAGCGCGTCTATCTTGATTGCAGTCCACGTCATGGGTTTCTCCACACAGGGCAGGCCACAATCACCCCGCAACAAAGTAGATCTCGTAGATTGCGTCCAGGTCGGTGCTGCTGACGTCGATGGTCTTATGCGTCGCGTCGACGTCCTCACGCGACTCGTCGAAAACGAACACTCCGAATTCGCCCTGCGCCCAACTGCATTTCCCGGCGGTGCCGGCGAAGAGTGCGTAACCACTCGAGGCGCCCTCGGCGAACACAACCTCGGCGGTCGCAGTGATGACGCGGATGAAGAGCTTCTTGATTTTCAGGCTCGTGAAGTCGACGGCGCCGCCAGCCTGGTTCGCGATCGCGGTGAGGTCGAGGGTCTCGGCGCCGGCGGTGAGTTGGTGGGTTCCACCAGCCTGCTTCGTCCCTGCGGTGGTCTGCTCCTGCAGCAGCAAACGCGTCAGCAGCTGTGCGCCGCTATCTAGCGTCTCGTCGATGTTGAACCGCACCTGGTGCTCGGCGATTACACTCATGATTCAGTCTCCACGGCCGGCCACTTGCCAATCGGGCACTCCAGCCTCGCAAACCTCAGCTTCTTATCGAGGGCGGCAAGCCGCCACTTGGGGCAGCCGCAGACGCCGCAGTACTCACGCCGAACCTCTTGCCCGGAGAAGAACGTCTTGCGATCACGAACCTTGATGTGCTCACAAGACCTGCACTCCTGAATCCGGAGGTTGAATGTCTCCTCATCCACCTTCGGGCCGGTGACGGCCGTAAGAAACTCTCCAATCCGCCGCGTGAAGTCCTTTGCCTCAACAACCGAACCTTGAATTACCACCTGCCCCCGACCTACAGAATAATTTCGCGCCACTGATCGCGTACGTGGCGCTGGAATCGTTCGTATCTTCTTGTCCAGCCGCCACCTGACCAGCCACTCGGCGTAGGCATCGGGATCGTTTGCGACGAGATCCGCCAACGCCTGCGGGCTGATCGGAACTTCATGGACACTCTTTGTCGGTCCCATCGCAATCACCACAGCTCCCGCACGCTCCGCCCGCCGTTAAGGCATAGGTCGACAATGCACCGGCACCCCCACTGGCTGCACTGTTCAGACACGTCAACGATAGCGTCATGCACGGACCATCATTGCACTGCTCAGCTGGACAGCTGCCGTGGCCCGTGACGCTCCCAACGAGCTTGCACAATTCAAGTTCTAGCCACGGAGTGGCGCAGCTGGGGCACTGACACCCGAGAGGCGCCGGGTCAACGCAGATCGTCACCGACGACGGTCCGCCCTGGCAAGGCTTGAGGTATCCGAACCCACATTCGAGCGGTACGCCACGGGGGGTTACCGCAATCGGAGCGCCGCTGGCTATACGCCAATTCGTGACGCCCGAACAACAATTCTCTATGTTGCACAGCGTCACGAACACGCATTGGACTGTGATGGGCAAGGATCGCGGAATATAGACCGCGGTCGCCGTGCAGTTGCAGGTTTCCCCTTCGCCCATCTCCAGCGTCGTGTTCCTGGTCGCATCCTCATAGGGCACACCACCATCGCACGAGATCTCCCAGTGATCGAAGTCGGCGATGACGCTGCCGCAGGCGCCGCTGCAGGTGACCGTCGCATCGGCGAACAGGTTGACAGTCGCGCCCTTCTGGTAAACGCCATTCGTCGTCCGGTTTGGCGTGACCCCTTCGCAATCGGTGCCTGCGGTAACTGCAGTCGCAGCGCCGCACGAACCAGCTGACCCAAGCACGAGGAGGTCGAGATCGAGCACGCAGGGACAGCAGCAGGGGTTATCCCCGGTGCAATCCATTGATACGATTTTGGTGCTCGGGGCCATCAGGTCGGATCCGTGTCGTGATCTTGCACTTCCCAGTAATACGTCTGCCCCTCGAACGTCACCTCAATAATCTCGCGCCAGTGGTAAGTCACCGTCAGTTCGCACGCCTCGGTGTCCCAGTCCACGTCATAGACGTAGCGCCAATAACTGGTTTCCCCAAGGGTCAGCGACCCGCCTCCGCCGCGGACAAACAGGAATCGCCCGTCCAGTGTCTCCAGCAGCAGGACCAGGATGGGGTGATCAAGCGCAGTCTCGGCCGCGGGGACCCAGTCCGCGCCGGTGTTGTCGTACTCCGGCGGTACCGGCGCCGTCTCGCCGCGCTCGATCGCGTTGATGTCCTCGGTGCCAAGTGCGCGGCGATCGGCCTCTGGCTCGATGGTGAACGAATAGTCGTTGTAATGCGTGTCATTCCACACGCGCACGTAGATCGTGCGGCCATCGGCGGGAATGCCGGTCACTGCATGCGTCGTAACCAGGCCGAGTTCGTCATTCTCATTCTGGTACAGATTGACGTTGCTGGACGGAGGCGGCGGCTCGCCGACTCCCAGCCAGTAACTCGTCGTCCCGCCGCCATCCTCCGCGGTCCACTCGAACTCGATCTCGATGGTGTCGGGGCTGCCTGGCGTCACAGGCCCAGGGAGCAGGCTCCCGTCTTCCGGAAACACCAGCTGAGGCGCGTCGGCATTCAGAATCCCCGCGCCGAGGTCAGAGCCGACGTGCTGCAGATTCTCGGCGGTGTACCCGGGCGGCGCGCCAGTCCGTCCGCCGCTCATGACCTGGGCAGCGCCGCCGGCGAGCTCCGCCTCGGCCCAGGTATACGCCGGCAGAGCCGTCAGCACGTCGTCGTACTGCTGCACGTGGCTCAACAGCGCGGGGAATACGCGTCGCACATCCGCACCGCCGCCTCCGCCGCCGCCGAACCTGATGATGCACCACGCGATTTCCGGATCGTCGCGATCGTCCACCGGCTCCACCCACAGCAGCGAGACAGCGCCCGACTCTCCGCTGGCGAGTTGTGCAGTCTCACCGTCGTCGACGTCAGCGGCCGTATGGGCTTCATTCACCATGCGCACCCGGGCGATCGTCACGCCGGCGATGTGGGCCCGCCCGATTGCATCATCAATCAACGGCTCGGCCAAGATCGCGAACTTGCCCGCGTGCGTGGCCGTCGTTGGCGTCGTCCCACGTAGTGCGATCCGCGATTTGAATTCCGAGTCATTGTCGTCGCGCGAGATGATCGGCCCGGAGATGCCCAGCACGTCGAACCGCGACCGCGACGCACCGCTCTCGTTCTTGATCAGCACGACGTCTGGCGCGTTCTCTCGCAGTGGACGTCCCGGACGGGTGAACGCGTCACGGCTGCGGCCGAGCGCCGCATCAACAAAGGCGTTGTAGGCCTTCGCAGGGATCCGCATCGGCTCGCCGGTATGGACTTTGCGGAACTGGTCCACGTCAGATCCCCATCAGGCTCAAGTTGGCAGTGCCATAGACCTGCTCGATGTGGACTGAAGCCGGAACCTTTACGAGGGCTTTCGCCGTATCGTCGTCCGCATCCTTGTACCTCACCCAGAGGTATTCCCAGCCCTTCTTGTCGACGCCGGTGATTGATCCAACCGCCAGGCCGGTGACGTTCGGACTGGCGGCGAATCGATAAGCGATTTCCCAGTCGCCACCGCCGCGAATCGATCCGGACGCGCCGAGGAACAGTACCTCGCCCGCTGCGAACCCCTTGAACGGCAGGCTGTTGACCTTACCCGTGAGCGAATAGAGCAGGGCTTTGTACCCAGGGGTGACAAACGTCGGCGGCAGGTAGTGCGTCTCGGCGAACTGATATACGGGCACGACGATGTCAGTACCCTCGACGCCGTCATTGGTGACGCCGATCGCACCTTTGAAATCCGGCGCCGACAGGAAGTGGAGCAGTTCGTAGTACGACGCAACCGTCTGCAGGCTCTGGGTGATGTGCGTGGTGCCGCCGCCCGTCTCGAAGCTGTAGACGCTCTCATTAGTCGGGCGCACAGTCGAGTAGCGAACCGCGCCGTGCCACTGCTCCTCGCCGACAGGCTCCATTTCAATCGACTGCCGCCAGACCAACAGCGTGCCGTCGAGGTAATGATCAATAACCACCGGCGCCGCGCCCTGTACCGCCAGGCGGGCGGCCAGCTCATCGCTGGTGCCCAGCACGGTGTAGTGCCGCTCCTGCCCCGGATCCGCACCAGAACTGGTATAGCGAGAATCAAACTTTTCGAAGGTCGTAATCGCCATCAGCCGAACGTCGGTTGGTTGTTGCGTTGGATTCTGACAATGGTCCGCAGCAGGTCGTTCGTCTGGCCCTGCAGTCTGACCATCGCGTCACTGCCGCCGGCAAGTGCCCGGACCGCCGCAGGATTGAACGTGCCCAGGACACTGAACTTGGCCTGGGTCGCATCGCGTGCATCGGACAGTTGGTCTGGGATGTCGTCGTCTGACCCCGTACCTCTGCGGGCAAGGCTGGTGAGAAACTGTTTCTCCTCCGCTGCGAGTGCGGATTCGAACGCGGCCCGCTTCGCGTCGCGCAATTTTTCATGCGCATCCGCCAGCGCCTTCGCCGCCGCCTCGACGCCGTCGTTCAGGTCGGTCGCGATCGCGAGCTCGCGGGCCAGCTTCTGCGCCTCCGCGTTCGCATCCTCGAGGGCGTGCTCGGCCGCGACTTCTTCTGGCGTACGCTGCTGCTTGCGCATCGCCTCGCTGACCGACTTGGCGTGTGCCGCCTCGATCGCGGCCAGGTCGCCCTGCAGCTCCTGCTCGTTCAGCTCGAGCATGGCGCTGACGTCCACGCTCTCGTCGAAGAATCCCCAGACCTTGATGACCTGGTCCGTCAGCCACTTCTGAAACCCGGCCCAGGTCGTGCGCAGCGCGAACACCATGGCCGACCAGACTTTCACGATCCCCGCAGTCAGGTTCGGGAAGGACGCCTCCATGAACTGCCGGAAGTTGCGAAACGCCCCGGTGATCGCGGACCAGACCTCGATCGCGATCACGCGCATGGCCGCCCAGGACTTCGCCCAGATTTCGCGGATGGGCCGCATCGCGGTGGCGAACGCGACCTGCAATCCAGCCAGCGCGACGCCCGCGGCCGCGGCCAGGTCGCCAGCCGATAGCGCATCCGAGACTCCGCCGACCGCGTCGCTGACGAACCCGGCCAGCGTGCGGAACTTCTCCTTCAACCACTCGAGCGCCTTGCCGGCGATGCCGGAGTAGTACACTGCCGCGACGCCCAGGCCGGTGATCGCAGCAACCGCCAGGCCCACCGGCGACAGCAGACCGGCGAGCACAGTGCCGATCCCGAGTACTACGGCCTTGGCTGCCGCGAACGCCGCGAACGCCACGCCGATCGCCTTGCCGGCGACAGTGAGCGTCACACCCAGACCGATGAGGCCGGCGCCGACCGCGCCGACGGCCGCAGCCACCTGGAACACGGTGACGATGACCTGCTTATTCGATTTCACCCAGGCGATGGCGCCCGTAACAAATCGGGTCACCGCATTCGCCGCGCCGACGACTGTATCTGACAGCGCTGCGCCGATCTGAAAGACCACCTGCTTCAGCGAACGCTTCAGAATGTCGAGGGTGTCATTGAGCAGTTCGGCATCGGCTGCCGTCTCCGTCGAGATGGTCAGTCCCAGCGCCCGGGCCTGCTCCTGCATCGCCTCGATGCCGGCGGCGCCTTCATCCATCAGCGGAATCAGCTGCGTGCCCGCGCGCCCGAAGATCTCCTGGGCCAGCGCAGCCCTCTTTGATGCATCCGTGATCTGCGAGAACGCCTGGGCGAGAGTCTTGAACTGCTCTTCAGGTGACTGCTTCTGCAGCTGCTCAGCGGTGAGCCCAACGCCGGCGAGCGCGTCCTTAGCAGTCGCCATCCCGCCGGCGGCATCCTGCACCGTGCGGGCCATTTTCTTGAGGCCCTTCTCCAGATCCTCGACGCTCGAACCCGATAGCCCAGCGGCGAAGCCGAGTTCCGACAGCGCCTCGACGCTGACGCCGGTGCGCTTGGCCATCTTCGCGACAGCATCCCCCATTTCGGAAAACGTCTGGGTCGCCAACAGGGCCGGCGTGATGATTCCGGCGGAAGCCGCGACCAGGCCCTGGCCGATCTGGCGGACACCTTTGCCAAACGTCTCGAGCTGCTTCTGTGCGGCGCGCAGCCCCTTCGTAAGGGCCTTGTTGTCGGTACCGATCTCGACGTAGGCCTTGCCGGCGCGAATGCCTTGGGTGTTTGCCATATCACGCCGCTCCCGCGGTTCGGACGCTGTTGCGCCACAGCACCGGCAGCCGCGGCAGCTCGGCGGTCAACGCCGGCTGCATGTACGGCCGCGGCGCAATTGTCACGCGACGCAATCGTGTCGGCAGCCCGGCAATACGGCGCTTCGAACGCAAATCGGCGCGCTGCCACTTCCCGCCCTTCTCGACCTCGAAGATGTTGATCTGCCCGCCGTATTCGAGCACCGCCGGCACCGTGCCGGTAACCGGCTTGCCGTCATTGTTGAAAAACACCTGGTTGGTCTTTGCAGGTCCGACCACGACAGTGTCCGCACCGGGGTCGTACCCAAAGAACATGAACTTCTTCAGCAAGCCGACGTGCGCCGACGGCGGCTGGCCTGGACTGCTCGCCGCTTTGCGTTTGCGCATGCTGGTCTTCGCCCGCTGGCGAATGAACGCGCCCGCCTTCGAGAGTAGTGCACGCCGCGGCTTGTCGACGGCGTCCTCCACCTTCTTGCGGTCGAAGAACAGATCTTTGATGCGCATATCGAGCATGGTTACGCCGCGGGTCGCTGCAGTCCGGTGTTGTTGATCGCCAACCGCATCGCGTTGGCGCTGATCGACATGCCGACGATGCTCACATAGTCGTCGTTCGCGGCATCCAGGTCTGACGCCAACTGGAACTTTCCAGCGGTCGGGCCAAGCACCAGAATCTGCCCGGTCCCGGGGGTCGTGAAGATGCCCGACTGCATGGTGACGTCGCCCTCGGCCACGTAGTTCACCGGCTGGCCGGCAGCGGCGTTGTTGATTGCGATGCCCGCAATTGTCGCCTCCTCGGCGGTGCCGTCCGACTGGGCGAGCCAGGCCTTGCTGTCTGCGGCCTTCTGGTAGACCAACTGGCCGGCGGTGATCGCCTCGCCCGCAGTCAGCCGCCTGATCGTTCCACCGGTGACGACTACATTCGCCGCGGTTGGTGTGAATTCACCCATTGGGTTTATCCTTTCGCTTTACAAAGACGTCTCGCAGTACACTGACGTCGACATTGACTCGATCTCGACCACGCCGTTGTCGGCGCCACGGATACGGGAAGAAATCTCGCGGACGCCACGGCCGGCCCTTCTTGGGATCTCTCCAGAGATTCGCCAGGTGGGCCATCAGCCAGCTCGTCCGCATCCACTCGTCACGCCCGCGCTCCTCGGCCATGATGACCAACTGGCGGAGCGTGAACGGGCCAGGATTCAGCCCGAGGATTCCGGCGCACTGCCAGATCCAGCGTTCAACCTCTCGAGCTGCGACTCGATCTTGGCCAGCTCCGTCTCCGCCAGGTGCTCGAGCGCCCCGCCCGCCAGTTTCGCCTCGACCAGGTCCCTCGCCCGGTCCTGCACTCGCGCCATCGTCTCGATGACCTTCCCGAGGTTGGCGCGGTCCCTCGGGTTCGGGGAAAAATCGACGAGTTCTTCCAGCAACGCTTTCGTCGCGTGCTCGATGACATCGCCGCGCATCGAACGCCCGAAGTCTTCGTCGGTGATGCCGCCTTTGTCCGCCGCTGGCTTACAGACGGCGTAGAGCACATCGCAGAGCAGCACCGGATCCCGCATGAGCCGTGTGGCGAGCTCGCCATCGATCGCCTCGATCAGGTTGACGCCGGTCAGTCCGCGGACGCGACGAATCGCATCCACGTTGATCTCGACGGTCCAACTGCGCTCAGCGTTGTCGACAAACTGCCTCATGCGGTCACCCGAACCCATTCCGGCGCCACCGCCGAATACGCCGGCTTGATGGTCACGCTGACGAGCTGCACATCCTCCAGCGGCTCGTTCTTGGTGAAGCTGATCACCTTGAAGTCGGCCCACAGGCCCTCAACGTCAGCAACCGCCTTGTCGCCGTCGAGGGCGGCACAAGCAATCACTGTGCGGTTGAGCCAGGCCTTGAAGAATTTGACGAAGGCCGGATCGGCGTGATCCCAGACCATCTCAAACTCGACACTGCCCTCTTTGAGCGTCGGCTCGGTAGCCCGCCAGCCGTTGTTCGTCCGAGTCGTTGCGTCCGCCTCGCCCTGCTCGAGGTTCAGGGTGACATCACGGACGTTGCCCATCTCGGTGAGGTTGCCGGGTGCGGCGCCCTCGTGAACGCCATCACCATCGGCAGTTCCCCAAGTGGCACGCGTGCCGGTGCTGAGGAAGTACATCTTCGCATTCATGCCTAGAGACAAAGCCATGACTCATCTCCTATCTGTGTACGCGGTAGACCACCGCGATGACGGAGGTCGCTACCCGTTGCTCTTCCAATTGTTCGGCCGCGATCGGAACCTCATGCGTGATCCGCAGCCACGACGCATTGGTACCGATCCCGATTGGTAAATCGCGGAACCGCAGGTGATCGATGATCTTCTCTGCGATGTCGAGGAACGCATCAGCCAGTGCAAGATCGCTCACATCGAATGCCTGCTGCACGCCGATCTGGACAGTGCATTCGAACGTACTCCGATTGCGCGTCAGCGGCTGAATCGTGACGGTGCGCGGCACAACAGTCACGTGCAGCCGTGCCAGTTCCTCGTTCGTCTCCGTCGGCACGAACACGCGCCGCGCTGTGAATGGCGGCGCGAACGGCTCCGCGTTCAGGCTCGCGACGACTGCGTCTGCGATGTCCACCAGCACGCTCATTCAATCGAACTCCGCATCTTGGTGTGGATCCGCAGCGTCAATCGATCTGGGTCGCTGTAGCGCCAGCATTGCTGCCCAGCGACCGCCATCACCTCGTAGGCGTCGCCGTCGAGAATCAGATCTCCGGGCTGTGGGGTCGTGAGTGTGCTGCCGATCACCAGGTCTGCGGCACGCACCAGGAAGTCGCGCGACTCGAAGCGGTTGATCACGCCGTGGTCGTCGCTCTGCTCCCAGGGCGTGCGTCCGACCGTCGCGCGCAACTGCACCGACTGCCCGCCTCTGACGTACGTGACCAGGTGGGTCATGTGCGCGTGCCGCTTTTGGCTCAACCAGTTGCGGCCTTTGCGGAGCTTGTCGGTCGCATCGACCTCGTAATTGATGGTCAGAGTCGGCACGAGGTCAGGCGTATTGAAGTGCGTGAACCCGGCGTAGTCGTTGACTTCGTCCTCGACGCGCATCAGGAACGCCAGATCGCCGGTCGAGGCCTCGACGAGGGCCGCGACGTCGATCTCCAGCGGCGCCGGTACCGGCAGCACGCCGGTCATCAGCGTGGCGGTCGCGACAGGCGCGGGTAGCGAGTCGCCGCCTGGCGATGCCCAGCGCTTGCCCGGCGCGTAGAAATTCCAGCTTGGCGCGTCCGCATGTCCGTTGCCGACCCACGGCCTGGTGGTCAGTCGCAACTCGACCTCACCGCCGATCGGCGATGTCTGGTACTGATTCAATCGCAGTATCGCGGACTCGATGATGCGGTTCGTTGTCGGCAATCCCGTCAGAGGCATTCGCCACAGACCTCGCCAAACATCCTGCGTGGGGATGTTGCCGAGATGCACGGTGTCTGGATCGTAGATCGGCCCGTCGGGCACGCCGCGATAGAGTTCGGTGACTTCCCCGGTTGTAATCACCAGCTCTGGCACATCAGACTCCGATTCCGATACCAACACCCATGCCGACAAACGCGCTGTTCGCGCCACTACCGCCAAATCTAACCGTATAGACAACAGTGTTGTCCGCTTCGTCGCCCTCCTGATCCGCGCTGGTTCGGATAAACTTTGCAACGCCGCCGGCCGAGGTCAGTTCGATGCGCACATAGCCAACATCCTCGCCCGAGTGAAACAGAATCTCCTCGCCGAGGTAGCCGAAATCCTCAACTTCCTCTGGAGAAAAACTGAAGTTCCCTGTCGGACTCGCGCACTCGATGTAGTCCACGTCTCCCACACGGAAGTGCAGGAACTCGTGATTGTGCCCGATCATGCGCACGACGCTGACTTGACCGCTGCGCTGCCGGGCTGCGACGAGCAACGTGTGTAGCGCCTCTTCCTGGCTGCCGATCTGGAACATCCCCAGCCCGCGCACGCGGTTGTAGAGCGTGTTGTTCAGCGGGTTGTGAATGTGGACGTGCAGGTGCGGCTTGTCGTTGGTGGTGATCGCCGCCTCGAGAAAGTCCCACTGGTCCTCATCGAGAAACGCATCGTGCAGCTCGGTGCTGCCGGCGGGCAGAGCGCTGCCGGTGTAGGGCTCACACCACACGAACCGGCACAGCGGCGTATCGAGCATGCCGTAATTCTCCCGCGCTGACGCCGCGGCGGGATTGAGCATGAACTCGAGATCCGACAGCTCGTGATTCGCGAACCACTCGGCGTCGAAACCTTCCGGCAGTGGCGTCGTCTCCGGTCCAACACGGAAGTCCTGATTACCCAGCGCTTCAATGATCGGTCGGCGGCGCAGCAGCGCCTCCTCGAAGTCGATCCGCGCCAGGTTCCAGGCATCACTGCCCGCCTTGTCATCCGGCACGGTGAAGCGCAGGTCTCCGCCCGAAAACGCGAAATGCGCCGACCGCGACAAGGCCGCGGTGATGAAGTTCACATGCCGCTGATATTTGTCCTCCGAACCAGTCGCCGCCGGGTTGCTCATCCGCTGCGTATTGTCCTCGCGCAGGTGCGGATCACTGTACCAGTCGATTTCCAGCGTGCCCGTGGTCGGCAGCGTGCGGTAGTCACAATCCGCCGAGAGCGATTCGATTTCCACCCAATCTCCGGTGTCCGCGACGTGCCGGAAGAACACCTTGGGAAAATACTGCGTACCCGGCGTAAGATCGCTGCACACGCTGACCAGCCGCTCCTGCACGTCCCCATCGCTCGAACTCGCCACCGTGCCGGTTGCGGCCAAACTGGTGCGCGCTTCGTCGGTGTAGAGATCGACGCGCAGGTCGCACGCGGTGGGGTACGCCGGATCAGTGGTGAGCATGAAACTCAGGCTGGACGTCGACGGGCGGCCGCAGCGAAGGATCTCCCGCAAAAACGGAAAGGCGCTGACCTGGTGAGACCATGGGTCTGCCAGCCAGCCGGTGATCTGCTGGTCGGTCATCGGCTCGGACAATTCAACCACCTGGGCAACCGCCATACCCACCACACCGGCATACGTTGGCCCCCCGGTGACCAGCGTCAGAATCGACTCGTAGTGGGCATCGGGAGTCACCAGGCCGTTATCCGGCGCGGGACTGCGCGTCAGCACCAGCTCTCCCTCGACCGGATCGAGCATTACCACCTTGAGGAAGGGTGTGCCTCCGGTGACGTCCCAGGTGATGACGTAGGCGTACCAGTCCGTGACGGTCGGGGTTTCGGCGTGGGACTCGTTCCACAGATTGTCGTTATTGTTCTTGTGGGTGGCCGCGAACCCTGCAGAGCCGTCAATCGTCACATTGCAAGCCCCGCGGCCGGCGGTGGTAGCCACCACTCGCCCGGCGGTATAGACCATCCCCCCGGTATTTGCGATCGCCTTCGCGATGACCAGGATGCTTCCCTTGGTCCGGGTCAGCGCGCCGCCGCTCTGCTGTGGAAAACGGATTGTCCCGGCCGTATCGAGAATCTCAACAGCGCCGCCGCCGAGCGCGCTGATCCAACGAAACGCGGTTTCATCGACACCGCCGAGCGTGAGGTTGCGGCCAACACCGGCCGTCGCGGTATTGCCCGCCCCGTCCGCGAAGTTGTTCCAGTCGGCAATGTGCGCATACAACGGCCAGTCAGGGTTGAGCACTCCGTTGATGGGTCGATTCGCAATGGCCATCGATCACCACGCTGCGCAGATGTTCTCGGCTTCGGTTCCGGTCGCGAGCACGCGCGTACACGAAATCGGATGGAACACGCCCGCGGCCAGGGCCGGCCAGGTCACCGTCCGGCCCGACGCCATCACGACCGCGAGGTCGCCCGAAACACCGACCATGATTGCTCGCGTCGCGCCGCGCTTGAGCGTGCCGCCGACGCCGGGGATGTCCGCATCGTCGTTCGGCGTAACCGCCTCGCCGTCGATCGCGGACGCGTTGCTCGACAGGGGGTATTTTGGTCTGCCCATAGGTCATTCCCCAATCGCACAAAGGGGCGACGGTCAGGGCTCGCCTGGCCGCCGCCCCGATCATGAAACGATTTGCTACACGTCGGACAGCAGCGCCTCGGCAAGCGTCCCGGTTCCCAACCGCCATCGCTTGTTCGCGCCCTCCTCGACAACGACCAGCTCGATGCAGTCGCCGGCTGCGGCAAGGGTGAGCGTGTTGTTGTCGTCGCTGTCGAAGTCGGTGGCACAGGTGATGACGCAGGCGCCGACCAGCGTCTTGCCGTAGATGAGCAGCTTGCTGCCAGGCGGCGCTGTCGGCGCGGCGAGCGTTCGCGTCTCCGCACCGGCCGTAACGATCGCGACGTGGCCGGTGCGATCGACGGGAATCGCGCCCGCGTTGCCCGGATCCGCGATCGCGTTCTCGAGTCCGCCGTTGGTCACCACGCCGATCGACATCTCGAAAAGGACCGTCTCGTCGGTGGCACCAGCCGCCTCAATGCAGCGGCCAAAAAAGGTGTTGCCGGTCGACGTCGTGGTGAGGCAACCGGAGCCGGCCGTGCCGCCCTGGGGATTGCCGTCGGCGTCCCAATAGACGGCATTGCCGACGCTGATCGCGCCATTAGCCTTCACGCCCCAAACACTGGGCGGACCGCCCGCGGTCAGCAGCGTGCCAAGCACTCCGGCCGGAATCGCGTGCGGCGCAAAACACGCCATGCCGTTGATGATTACCGGGTCCCCGGCCACAACAGCCGATCCCGGCGTGTGAGGCACGCGCCCGCCGTTTCCGGCGAGCACCATCTTGAATTGCTGAGCCATGACAATCTCCTCTGTTTATCAATGCCGCGTTGCGGCGTTGGGTTTCTCAATCAGGCGACGATCAGGACTACACTTCGCCCTTCATCGCCACGCCGGCACGGTACTCCTGCAGGCCGAAACCGAAATCGAAGAAGCCCCGCAGCTGGATGCCGAGGACGTTGAAATCGGCCTGTGCGGATTCCACGGTCGGACGATCCACGCCGTTCAGGAACGCGAGCTCCAGGACAGCCATGTCGTCGGGGTTCGCGAGCAGGTACCACTTCAGGGCCGAATAGCCGGTGAAGGCCGCGTTCTGCAGGTACGGCGTCGACTCGACACGGTACGCACCCTGGAACGTGTTGTTCGTGCCGAACGACACAGTGGCGCTGGTGTCCTGCTGGCGGATTTCGGTCGAGTTCATCAGCTGCATCGCCCGACGCTTCAGCGCCGCGGGAGTCAGCAGGATCGCCGGCATCAGGCCCAGCGGCTTACCGTCCGGATCTTTCTGGGTGAGGAACAGGGCCTCCGCCGCAGTCAGACTGTCGAGTCCGAGCGCAGTGTCCGCGCCTTCGTCGTAATTGAGGCGCCCGGCCGTGAAGAATCCGGTGTTGTTCATGAACAGCGCCCAGCCGATGTCGTTCAGGGCCAGCGCGCCGCCGCGGCCAAGCCGCTTGTTGATCGCCATGAAGGCGCCGAGGTCGTCGTTGATGATGTCGCGACGATCGATCGCGAACATGCGGCCATAGGTGTCGGCCTGGTTCGTGTACGGCGTCTCGCCAAGCGTGCCGTGCTTGAGTTCGCCGCCGGGGGCAACCTTAATGTAGGTGAAGTCGCCCGAGAGGCTGTAGCTCGTGATCTGCTTGAAGTCGGTCACGGTCCGCCGCCCAGAGATCCGGCGAATCGTTGAGTCCACCGCGTTGAAGTGGTCCACGATGAACTTGTTCGCGACGTTGCTCAGAATGCCGGACACGTCCATCGTGCTCGGCCCCGCGGCGCGCACACCGGCCGGCGGGAACGCGGCGCGCAGCAGCGGGTCCACATCGCGGTGCGAAAGGCCGCTGAAGCCGTGGGTGCGGCCCGCGTGCAGTAGAAACTCGCCGAGACCCAGACGGTGTCGCCAGCGCTTGTCGGCCGCCTCGACGATTCGCGGTTCGAAGTGCTTCTCGATGTTCGCGAGCCCGCCGGCCAGGCACAGGCCAGCCTCGAAGATCTTGTCGCGCGTGGACGGATCGGCGGCGGGATCATTCGACGCACGCAGCCGATTGTCCGGCGCAACAGACTGGCCGCGCACCCGGAACAACTGCAGGTCGAACATCTCCTCCGTCGTGCTCTCCGCGATCGCCGCAGCGAGCAGCTGCTGGACCTCTTCGACCAGCGTCGGATTCTCGGTCGCGAACTTCACTGCAGCCGCCTGCAGAGAAGACTTACGCGACTCCTCGTGCTTGATGTGCGCGAACGGATCGTCGCCGCCGATCACTGTTCTGGTGCTCCCACCCTTCGCACCCGACTTGCGCTTGCCGCTGGCAGGCGGCGTATCTCCGGTGGGCGGATCATCGCCGGCAGGCGTCTCCTCGCCGCCCTGCTCAGCCTTGAAGATCTTCAGCAACGCGTCGCGCTGCTTGTCCTTGAGATCGGCGGGGTCGAAACCCTTTGCCTTCAACCAATCATGGAAATCCATTTCCATTTCTCCTGCGGAACCAGCCGCGACTTTCGCGCCGGCGTTCTTGTCGGCGCCGACGGATAACAGTGAAACTTCCACCAACGTGCCGGCGCGCATCACGTAGCACGGCCCGGCAAACTCACGGCCGTTGACCGCCACGGTCTGGCCGGCTTCGACTCTTTCGTACCGCTCGTCGGAGATGCCCACCGACGCCTTCCACTTGAATCCGTTGCGCGCATGCAGCACAACCTTGTGTGCGGGATCGTCGGGATTCTCAGTGTCGCCGGTGACAATCCCCTCAAGCGAGATACCGCCCTGTGTGCCCTGGCTGATCGCGACCTTGGTGCTCTGTCCGACAATGGCGCCCTGGTAGTGATCGAGGAGCACGGCGACCGGCTCTGCAGCCTTGATGCCCGCAAGATCAACGACTACAGGAACGGGCCAGTACGGGTAGTAAGGCTTGAAGAGCCCGCCGGTGTACGCCAGGATTTCAAAGGTGGGCTGCTTCTTCTCGCCGCCCTCGCCCGGCGCAGCAGTGAAGGTGACGTTGTTGCAATCCACCATCACCGGCGACTTCACCTTCGAGGCCTTCAATTTCCCGCGCGTTGCTCGCTTACTCATGACACGATTCCAGTCAATCGATTACGGTGCTTTCCGTTTCGACTGTGGCCATTGCGAGATGCACCGTGGATTAACGCACCTGTAGTGGACGCACCTTCGTCCTTCGCGTCGTCGTCGACTTCGTCGTCATCGACCTCATCCGGATCATCCGGGTCGATGTCGTTCTCGGTCGTTGTGCCAGATACGGAGGGTGCGGACTTTTGCGATGCACGCTCAGAGGGATGAACGAGGCCTTTGCTGCGGAACCACTCGATTTCTTTGATCAGTTCATCAGCGAAGTCCTCGAAGTCCTCGCCGAGGTCCGCGATCTCCCGCCCGATGGTGGTCGTTCCACTTTCCAGCCGAGTTTTCTGTGCGACGGCTTCTTTGCCTGGGTCGACGTGCGGCCGACGACGCCAGAGCCATACATGTGGGATTTCCTCGCGAATCAGGAACTGGGTGCGATACGGCAGGTAACCGGGAATGCGAAGCGCCTCATCCATCCAGCGCACCAGAAGTCGATCGAGCACGTCGAGCTCGATGTCCTCCTGGTCGATGGTGATGCTACGATCGTAGGTCTGGTGATCGAGCCGACCCGAGGCATAGTTGTAGTTTGAGCTATCGCACTTCGCGATGTTCGACGGCATGTTGAGTGGACGAGCCCCTTCCGCGATCAGCTTGTCATCGAGCGTGCCATAGTTGGTGCTCGGGTGCTCGGCCTTCATTTGGTTGGCTTTATACCCTGTGGGCAAGGCCGTCATTTCCCCATGTTCGATCGGCAACGTCGTGCCGCCTTGAATGTCGATGGAATCGTCGCCGGTGTTGGCGTCCATCTGCGCCTCGAGCAGGATTGCCCACTGCGCGGCGATGCGCGCGGCCGTCAGCGTGGATTGCCGATAGTCACGACGCTGCGGATAGAGCGACAGCGAGCTCGTAATTCGCGGGATACCACGGCGCTGGCCCGGGCGCCGCGCGCGAAACATGTGGATGACGTCATCAGCCCGAATCTTGTCGTAATCCAGTGACGAGATGGGGAGCCAACGATTGTCCCCGGGGTGACGTTTGAGGAAATGGTAGTAGCGCGGATTCCCCCACCGGTCGAACTCGATCCCGTCAACCAGCTCTTCCCGGTTGGGAATCCACATGTCCGGTGTCGCAACCTGGTCTGCCTCGAACGCCTTAAGGTCAAGCGTTACGGCGGTGGAGAGCCGGGGATTGTTGAACATCACCTCGAATACTTCGCCCTGCGAAACGACGGTCTCGGCCGCGAGCCGCAACTTCGATCCGATTCGCACCGCTTTACACCACTTCGCGAACTCCCGTTCGATGAAGGTGTTGATCCCGCGGACCGGCGTGCGCATTCGCAGTCGCGGTCCCCGACCAATGGTGTCGCCAGACAGGGTCTGGACCTGGCCATCCATGTACGGGTTGTTGATCAGCTCGCTGCGGCCGCGGTTACGGAGAATCGCACGGATCTCGGGCGATGCCGCGGAATTGGCTTCGAGCGCGTCCGCAGCCGCGAAGTTTCGCTGTGCCTCCGGACTCATCGATGCCGCGTCGTAGCGCCCGCGAAGAATGCGCCGCCCGGCCGGCCGCGACCGAGTACCAGACACGAGCTTCTTGAGCCAGGTCAGCATCGTTAGTCAGGCCCCGCCGGGATAATCTTGGTGCGACGCAGTCCGCGGTGCGGTTTCGACGCGGCGGCCTGAGATGAGACGTGCCGGTCCGCCGCGATCTGGTCCTGCAGAGAGTGTTGCTCAACCGACCCCTCGTCACCTGTGACGCGCTTGGGGCCGGTGGCGTTATCGATGATGGCCTGTTGAATTTCGTCGCTCATTGCGGCGTCCATGCCGAAGGTCGTAGGCGACCCCGGACCAGCAGCCTCCTTGCCGCCAGATCCGAGATCGCGAATCCCGAACTCGCGCGCCGCGCAACGAAAAGACGCCGCTTGAGGGTTTGGCCCCAAACGGCGTCTCTGTATCGTCTCGCCCGCCCTGGTGATCAGCCTCGGCGGTCGCGCGTATTCGGTTGATGCTTTAAGTGTTCATTGCGCGCCGCGCTGTGTCAACACCCAACAAACACCAGCAACCGCTTACCCTAACGGTTTCTCCAAGATTTTTTTTCACTCTGGTCGGGAATGACCTCAACAGACATGACGCGGCGCCCGCAATGCCGACACTCTTTGCGGCGATGAATCTTGTTCCGCATCTTGGTGGTACGAATTGTGCGCAGATCCTTGCAGCCGCATTGTGGACACTCGAGGCCGGGCTCCGGACTCGGGGGCTGCACAGCATTCTCGGCAATGCGCAACGCGCGGATTTCGGCCAGTCGCCGTTCGAGATCCTGCCTCTTCGGCGAAGGAGTAGGCGGTGCCTGCTGCACTGTCCGTTTCTTTTTCGGTGCTCTCGCCATCAATCACCTCGGCAGGGCCACCCTGCCCCGTCCCATCGCTTCCGCCAGGCTGATCTTGCGCCTGACCTTTACTGCACGCGTCATCCCTGGCGGTGCCGCGCCCTGCATTGATGCGCCCACCGCAGCTCCGACCAGGCAGTCGAACCAGTGGTTGTCTGCACCGCTCAGCTTAATTTTCCACTCGTCGACAGTGCGGCCGCGGCCCTCGGTCCGCACCGAGTACTCTGCGGCAAGATGCTCAGACAACAGGCGGTGCCTCTCTGCGGCGCGGCCATACAGCGACAGGCACCCCGGATCCCCCATCGGCACGGCCAAACGGGCGTGCACGAATGACTTCCAGAAGTTCGTGTCGTAGCCGACATGCCTCACAGATCGGCGCACGGTCGGAATTGGGATGTTCCAGTTGAGTCCAAACCGTTCACCAGGTTTGCGTTTCCACAGATCCATCGGATTGCTGGACGCGCCGATATAGCGACCATGGCTCGGCATCACCACGCCGGCGAACGGGCTTTGCCGGCAGAATTGAAACACCAGTGCCGTGGACCGACCCCAGTTGGCGTCAATCAGGCACCGATCGATCTTCATCATGGTGCCGTCGTCGCGTCGCCACTCGCGCCCCAGCAGATGCGTGGTGCATCGCTCCAGGCCGGCGTAGATTGAGCCCTCAAACCCAGCGCCTGGAGCTGCTCGCGCGAGCGTGCGCTGCACTTCACGCAGCATGAAGTACTCCATCTGCTGATCTGGTTCTGTTCCGTAGTCGATGACGTATCCCGTGAAAACATCCTCCCAGGCCGCAACCAGCCAGTAGAGTGCCTTCTGCTGCACATCGATAAACGCGGTCAGGTACGAGCACGCCAGGGGAATGAGGCCTCGGCCGTATCCATTGAGTTTCGCCGCGATCTGATCGGCCGTGAGCAGGGTGTCGTCGAGATCGTCCTCAGGCAGCGGCTCATTCTGGTATTCCGCAAAGAAAGCCGCGTCGCCGCGCTCAAGCTTGAGATTCATGGCGTGCTGCAGGGCGGATAGTTCACCTGGCTTTTTCCGCTGCGGCCAGGCAACATCGGCGCCTTCGTCCATAGCCTTCCGATTCTTGCGGTAGAGTCGGGTGGCGGCCGATGTGTCGCCCAGTTGGCTGCCCTCGCGCCATAGCTCGGCATAACGGGCCCACAGCTTTTCGTTCGTCGGCCAGGCGTAAACCATCTTTGTGCGCTCAGACTGCCACTGCGGGTTCTTTGTCGCGTCAAGAATGCGGTCAGCCAAATCGCCGCCGCGAACGACCGTACAGGGCATGATGGCGGCATTTGGGACGCCTGGACCGGACAGGCCGAGAATCGCTCCGTTGATCACCCGCTCGCGCTGTGCGCACTGGCTCGGCGAGTGTGCCGATTCGTCCGTCTGCGGGTCATCGACAAGCGAGAGCGACGGCCGCAGTGGAGTACCGTCCTTGCGTTTCAGATTTAGTCCGCGAATCTGGCCGGTGATTCCACACGTTGCGACGACTGATCCACCTGCCGCACTATCAGGGATATCCGGCAACACCAATCGCCTGTGGGTGAATTCCACTCTTACGACCTGGCCGTGATAGATCAGCCGGCGCTGCTGAATCCCCTCGAGGCAACGAATGGGATAGCAGACCTCGGGGAAGTCCTGCAGGAGGAGATCGTTGTTCTCAAGTTCGGTCCGCAGGTTCTTGACTCGGTCGATCGCATGCGGTTCGTCTGGGCCAATGACCGCAACGTACGCGTGGTGCGCAAAGAGCAGAGCCCAGAGCGCCGCGGTCTCACACAGGCTGGTCTTTCCTGATCCGCGCGGCATTGCAATGGCGAACAGTCCGCCCTCGAGGACAACGGTTTCGATCTTGCCAATGACCTTCAGGTGGTCGTTTGACCACGGCCAAGTAAACGTCTGCGTGAAATACTGCTCACAGAAAAAGCGGAAATTGCGCGCTGCCTTTTCTCGTCGCTTCCGGTTCTTGACTTCGGGGATTTCGCCGATGTCGCGCCCGGATGCCGACTGTTCACGGATCCGCCGGCCCATCGCGTCGCGGTGGGCTGCGTACGCGCTACCACCAGATGATTGGTCGCCGGCGCCATGGCGCTCTCCGGCGATCCACGCCGCATAACGCAACATGTCGACGGTGCGATCGTCGCCGATGCGCATACCGGCCAGTTCGCGGTGTCTCCGGAGTTGCCCGCTGGTGAGCACGGCGCCGACAGGCGTACTATTGAGCACGCGCACCAGCTCTGACGGTCGAAGCCGGCGCGGATCGAGTGGCACGAGCTGCAGGTCCTCAGCGAGCAGGCGTGCCGCCCGCTGGAGGAATTTCTCAGCGGCCATGCACACATGCTCGTAGATGTAAAGGCGCTGACTGCGCGCTCCGATGAGAACTCATAACCATCCCGCTGCTTCGCCAGTTGGGTGGCCAGGGAGCCGGTTCGGCTGTACCCGAACCGGCTCCCGCACACGCATTACCTCGCCCGGGCGATTCCCCAGGCGGTGAAATGCACCAGGTTGATTGTGCCGTCGGCGTTGGTCGGCGCTCCGGCGGCCACGTCCGCGTTGATCATCTCCTCTGTGATTCGTCGGCCGCCAGCGGCGGTCAATAACCGAGCAAGGTCAGCAAGGGCCATCGCCGTCGGGCTCGCCCGTGGTTGGCCCGCGGCCGCGTTCCCTTCGGCACTGGCGCGTTTCTCGTCGCCTGGTTGTCCCTTTCTACGCCGCACGCCGCGCACGCCCCGTTCGCATTCCGGTGACACCGGAACCCCTGGATTCCGGCCAGGGTTTAATAGGGAAAAACATTATTCCGGCCTTCCCTCCCGGCGAAACATGTCGTAATGAACATGTGGCGACGCAAAGCAGCGAACGCCGAGGAGACCAACGATGCACGCCAACCAGATCGCCTTTGGGATCGAATTTGAAACCACCCTGCCCACGACCGACCCGACCACGATCGGCGGCTACCACCGCGGGATCGAGGTGCCCTGGCTGCCCGCGGGCTGGCGCGCCGAGCACGACTCGAGCATCCGCCCGGCGTACGGCCATCGCGCCTGCGAGTTCGTCAGCCCGAAGCTGCGGGGCCCGGCGGGGTTGCGCGAGGTCGAGAACGCACTCGACGCGATCAACGCCCGCGGCGCGAAGGTCAACGCGAGCTGCGGCCTGCACGTCACCGTCGAATGGACCGGCGACGCCGCAGCGCTCGCCCGGCTGATCTCGCTGGTCGGCAACCACGAACGGGCGATCTTCGCCAGCACGGGCACGCCGCATCGCGAGCGAACGGTCTACACCAAGAAGATCAAAGAGTACGGCGACAAGGACGCGGCCAAGGCCCGCTGCGAAGCCGATCGCTACCACCTGCTCAACCTGACGCACCTGGCCCGCGGGCAGAACCGCGTCGAGTTCCGCGCGTTCGCCGGCACGCTGAACAAGACCAAGGTCGCCGGGTACGTGATGATGTGCCTGGGCCTGGTCGAGTTGGCGCTGACCAGCAAACGCTGCTCGGACTGGAACTACGCCAAGCCCGAGGGCAAGCGGAGCTGCTGGGATCGCCCGGGTGCCGGCCACGGCGAGACGGAACTCAACCGACTGTTCTACCGCCTGGGCTGGACGCGCGGCTGGTACAAGGGCGACCTGCGCGACAAGGCCTTCGGCGCGCTGGCCGACGAAACCGCGGCTTTCGACCTGAAGGCCATCAAGGCCAAGCTTCTGGACCTGGCGCGGAAGTACGACCGCCGCGCCGCGTAGCGCCACCGGATCGAGTACCGCCAGGCCGCCCACGGGCGGCCTTTTCTTTGCGCACGTCGCACGCGGCGCGACCACGCGCAGCAAACCACCACCGGTTGCCGAACGCACGCAGCGGCAACCCGCAATACGCCTTCCGGTTTCACCGGAATCGGCCATTCCGGTCGTACTGGAATTCACTATTTGGCAAAAAATGAAATCGTTGAATTCCATTATTCCGAGTGGATTTCGACCCGAACATGTCGTACATGACATGTGGCGACGCGAAGATCGCCAGAAGGAGACCGAACGATGAAGACCACGACGAACAAGACCAACGCCACCCACGCCACCAACGACGCGGTCAGCCGGGTGGCCGAGATCGCCAAACGCCAGCGCCGGATCAGCGAGATCCTCAACGCGGCGGCGGCCGAGGTGGAGACGCTGGCAAGCGCCAACACGCTGGACGAACGCGAGATCGAAAGGCTGGTCACGCGAAACGGCGCCGACGTGAAAGCCATCGGCAAGGCCCTGGCCGCGAACCAGGCGCGGGTCAGCGACATGAGCAGCCGGATGGTGGACGCGATTGAGCGCCGCGGGCAGCGGGTTTGGCCCGAACGCTACGAGCCCATCGCCAAGCCCTGGTGCATTGTTTCCAACAACTTCTAACCGCCGCAGCGCGAGATTCGAAAGGACGCTTCGATGGCAACGCAACTGACCAACGCCGAGAGACGCAGACGCGACGAAGCGCTGCTGACCATCGCCCGCGAGCGGATGCTGATGAAGGACCTGGCCACGACCAAGAGCAGCGCCGACTTCCACGAGACAGCGGTGTGGTGCGTGAAGGACGCACTCGAAGCGGCGTACGCCGCCGGGATGGAGGCGGGCGCGAAGCGCCGCACCGGGCAACGCGCCGACCAGGCCCTTCTGAGCGCCGCGAATGCGACGCTCGCACTCTGGGACAAGCATGGCCTCGGTGACGACGACGCGGAAAGCGAACCAGTGCACAACGCGCTGGCTAAGGCACTTCGCCACGCCGACCCAAACGGACGCGTCACTGACGAATGCGGCTGTCCAGACTGCGGAGAAACCCACACAGACGCGCTGATCTGGCAGGACGACGAAACAATCCGCTGTGCCACCTGCGGCACGCGGTACGAACTGAACCATGGCAATTAACGGAGGATGATCATGGCAAAGGCCACCACCGCACCTAAGACCAAGATGAAGCAGATCGCCCTCGCAATCCGCGGCGCGCACTTCGAAGCCGGAACCAGACCGAGTGACAGGGAGCGGGCCACCATCATCGCCGCCGACCGCGTCGAGGATCTGGTCGAGACGCTCTGGCTGATCGCGGACGACGTCAAGCGCTGGGCCGCCGACATCCAGGTCGCCGGCAACGTGGCGCAGGCGGTTTCCGCGACGCGGATGTGCGCCGGCTCCGACCGCTTCCGCAAGCTCCAGCAGCTCGCGGACGAACTGGTCGGCATCTGGTGCGTCGAGGACGGCATGCGCTAGACGACGTCCGCGCGACGGGTCGCGCATGCGACCCCCAGCGCCGACGCCGACGATCCCGCCCGCGTGGGCGGGTGGCGCCGGGAACAAGAACCGAGGAGCATCACCATGAAACAGGCAGACGTGAAGGTCGGTGAAAATTACACCGCCCGCATCAGCGGGAACCTCGTCACCGTGCGCATCGATCGCGAGCGCGCCGCGAAATCCACCGCCAAGGGTCAGCAGCGCCACGGCGGCTGGGACGCAACGAACCTGGCCACGAACAAGAAGGTCCACATCAAGAGCGCGGCGAAGCTCCGCGGCAAAGCGCAGAGTTCGAAGGGCGCGAGCGCCAAGGCGGTCGCAGCCGCCGACCAGGAGAACGCCCGGCTGCGCGACGAACGCACGAAGTCGCCGGACGGCCAGACCGCCAGCGAACGCGCGATGGCGGACAGCCCGAAGCAGTACGACCCGAACAAATGCGGCACGCCGCGCTGCAAGGGCAAGCCGGCGCTGACCCACCTGGGCAAACCGCTCTGCCAGAAGTGCTGGGACCGCCAGTGTGAAACCGAGGCCGAAGGCGCTCGGGCTGCGACGGAGGTAGCCGAAGCGGACGCCGCAACAACATCCAAACCGAAGCGTGCGAAGAAGGCCGCTGCGGCGACCGACGCCAAGCCCAAGCGCGTCAGCGCGCTCGACGCGGCCGCCCGGGTACTCGAGGCCGCCGGCAGCCAGATGAACACGAAGGAAATGATCGCCGCGATGCTCGAGCAAGGCCTCTGGACCAGCCCCGCGGGCAAGACGCCGCACGCGACGCTCTACAGCGCCATCCTCCGCGAGATCGGCACCAAGGGCGCCGCGTCGCGCTTCATCAAGATCGATCGCGGCCGGTTCACATTCAAGGGCTGATTGCATCGCACACCCCAATCACGACGCCTGGGCCTTCGCCCGGGCGTTCGTCCGGCCGGAGATCTGTTCCGCCTTCCGACCAGTGAACTCCTCCCAGCGCTTCACAATGACATCGCAGTACGGCGGGTCGAGCTCCATCAGGAACGCCCGGCGCCCCGTCTGCTCCGCCGCAATCAATGTTGATCCGGATCCGCCAAACAAATCGAGCACGTGCTCACCTGGGCGCGTCGAGTATTGCATCGACCGCGCTGCGAGCTCGACGGGTTTCTCGGTCAAATGGACCATCGATTGGGGATTCACCTTCTTGACGTGCCAAAGGTCCGTCGCATTGTTCGGGCCGAGGTAAACGTGCGCGGCGCCCTCCCGCCACCCGTAGAAGCAGATCTCGAATGCGCCCATGAAGTCCTTGCGCGTCAACACCGGATGCTGCTTGTCCCAGACGATGCCCTGGCTGTAGTACAGCCCCGCGTTTTTCAGTGGACCAGGGTAGTTGGCGAGATTTGCATATCCGCCCCAGATGTAGAAGCCGCGCCCCGGCAGCAGCACGCGCGCGATGTTGCCGAACCACGCGTTAAGCATCGTTTGGAAGGCCTCGTCGGTGACGAAGTCGTTCGCGAGCGGCCGATCCTTGGCCCGCATTTTCTGCGTCGTGCGCTTTTTCTCGCCCTGGCGGGCGACATCGAACGACTGATGATGTGTGCGAGCACTGCCCTTTTCGGGACGAGGCAAACCTGACCCGCCGGCGGCAATAGCGTTGTTTGATCGCGGCTCGACCTTCACGTTGTACGGCGGATCCGTGTTGACCAGGTGGATCGGCGCGCCGTCGAGTAGCCGGTCCACGTCAGCGACTGAACTGCTGTCCCCGCAGAGCAGGCGGTGCTCGCCAAGCACCCAGAGATCACCGGGCTGTGTGATCGCCTCGTCCGGCGGCTCGGGGATCGCGTCCGGATCCGTGAGGCCCTCCTTGATCTCGCCGCCGAGCATCTTCGCAAGTTCGTCCTGGTCGAACCCGAGCAGTGACCAGTCAATCGAGCAATCTCCCAGGTCGGCAAGCTCGGCCTGCAGTGCCGCCAAATCCCAGTCCGCCAACTCTCCAGTCTTGTTGTCGGCGATGCGGTACGCACGCACCTGATCCTCTGCCAGTCCAATCGCCGTGTGAACGGGAACCTTGGCGAGACCGAGTTTCTTCGCGGCCTTCCAGCGGGTGTGGCCAACGATAATGATGCCGGCCTCGTCCACGACGATCGGCTGGCGAAACCCGAACCGCTGGATGGATTCGGCTACCGCGTCCACCGCCGCATCGTTGATGCGCGGATTCTTCTCATAGGGGATAACCGCGGCGAGCGGTCGCATCTGGATTTTCATGGCTGGGCCTCCTTGCCCGGAACTATCTTAGCTTCATGGCGCAATGAGCGCCTCCTGCGCCCTACGTGGAGGTGCGTCTCGCAGACGATTGATCACGGACTCGAGGTGCCGATGGACCTCCTGCTGCGTCAGCGCGCCGTCCTCGCTCGTCTGTTTGTCTCCCATCAGACCTACGAATTGGCCGACCTTGAGACCAAGCGCGTCCATCACCACAGTGTCGTGCCCTGTGCTCGTCACCAGGTAGTAACAGAGAACGGAATCCATCGCACTAACGCCGATGCGGTGCATCCGGTCCTCGCATTGGCTATGTACCGCCGGCGACCAGTCAAGCTCCACGAACACGACACAGCTCGCCCGCCCCTGCAGCCCATCGAGCCCCGCGGTGGCCCGTAACGACAAGAGCATCGCATTGAGATTCCCCTTGGTAAATGCCGCAACGGCAGCGTCCTTCTCTCGCGGAGACTGTCGCCCAGTGACAATCCCCAAGCCAAGCCCGTCAAGTTGCGCCGCAATCGTATCGTGGACGTCGTGGTGCCATGCATAGATCAGTGGCCGCTCGCCTGCCTCGATCAACGATCGGGCGAAGGTGGCCGCATACGACGCCTTCGCCAGGCCCGTAGCGCGGCGGGACTGTTGGTCAATGTACTGTGCGGCCTGGCCGCGCTTGTGCCACTCGGTGATTTGGGCGTACTTGGCGGCGAGCTCCTGGGCCTCGGCAATCGCACGCCGGTACACGTCCGCATCGTGGTCGATGTAGCTGACACACCTGCGTTTGGGTGGAAGTTGAGATTGAACATCCGCCTTCAGGCGACGCAGCATGAGGCCTTCTCGCTTCAGGTGATCGCCGAGCGCGTCCGGCTCCGACACAATCTCAGATCTGTAGCCACCACACCACTCGCGGGTGAACGATTCAAAATCGCCGAGACAGTGGTAGTCGAGGATATTGAGGACGGCCCACATTTCAGCGCCGTAATTGTGGATTGGCGTTCCCGACAGTCCCCAAACGAAATCGGGGCCCTCGCTCAACAGGCTCGCCGCGGAGTACTTGTGGCTGTGCGGCCGGCGCAGTTCCTGCAGCTCGTCGAACACGATCGTCTGTGGCCTTATTTCGGCGAGAGAATCGCGCCAAGCACGCAACAGGCCGTAATGAATGACGTAGATGTCCGATTTACCCAATGGCCGGGACGTCAGACCAGCAAGGCGTTCGATTCGCTGGCGCCCGATGAATGTCTCAATCTGGCGACACCACTGTGACTGGACCGAAGCTGGGGCAACTATTACGGCCGGGAATGCTCCCGTCGCGCTTAGCGCCGCCAGGGCCTGGACGGTTTTCCCGAGGCCCATGTCGTCAGCGAGAAGAGTGCGCGGGTTGTGGACCAGGTGGGCCACACCCTCTTCTTGGAACGGCATAAGCGTGCCACGAAACGATGACCCCGCGCGAACCCGGCCGACACCGGCATTGGCCTCGCGGCGGATGGCATGCTGGACAGCCTCCACGCGGTGCCGCTCATAGAGATCTTCACAGAGGATCCGGAGTGGATAACGGGTCATGAGCCAGTTCAATTCGCCAATGGCACGGCGAGTTGCCCGAAACCGCAGATCTCCGCGTCCCGGTCGCGAGCAGCCCGGGAATACGCGCTTCGCGAGTTCTCGAACGACCGGTACCGAGTTGACGATCAGGTAGTATCCATCGTCGAACTGGAGTTGGCCGAACGTCATCCCGCCGTTCCGCGGTGCGGCAAGATACGGGGGGGCGCTTACTCTGGGTCCGTCGACACCGGTTGCGGCCGAGACCTGCGCAAGCGTCCTCCGGCGTAGCTGACGTCCGGTCGCAGTAGCCTTAGCCCGCCGCTTCACAGCGCTATCCCCCAATTCCGCGAGAGTGCGATGCAACGCACCTGTTTTCCGAACAACTCCCTCGGCGGCTGAAACACGTTGCGCTCGACGACGATTACGATTGCCAACACTTGGGCAAACCGACAGTACCGCTCGATCTGTCGCGCCACGTCGGTCGACGACGGTTTGCCTTTCTTCGCCTCGATTCCAATCCCGGGCCCAGCCCATTTCGGAACGCCACATCGAAGTCGATCGATCGGGCACATGAAATCAATTCTTGCCCGCGGGCCTAGCGTGCACTCTCGTTCGAAAACGATGCCGCAGGCCCGTAACTCGTCGGCGATCGCGTCGGCGACGACGCGCTCTGAAACGGCCGGCCTGATTCGGATCCCGCGGATGGCGGCAAGCACGCGAGACAGCTCGACGTCGCAGGCCCTCGATGGGATTCCCGAAGATCTCATTGGCGAAGACGCCCGCCTGAAATAAAGTGTGTCTATCTTTGCGACTGTTCCCGCGGGCATGCTTCGCATAAACCTTTAGGAAGTACCTATTTAGAATCGAACGACCCAGCTTCGCAGAGCAATTCCCCGGAAAGTTTGCGCCAAGGGCGCCGTCCATGGCGCCTTCGCCCGCGCAGGCGCCGCGAGCTACGAGTCGCTCCACGCCGGCAACAGCCCCTGATGCACCAACGTCCACGCCCGCAAATCCCAATCGAACAACTGCACGGTGACGCCACAGCGCTTCAGATCCCGGAGCACGCCACCAAGTCGGCCTACGTTCACGACCAGATGGACCGTCTGCTCGCGCTGCTCGATGTGCTGCGTCCTGTTGCCGACGATCGTCGCGGCCAGGAAGATCTCGGCATCGTCACCGGTGACCAGCAGGTGGTTGCGCAGCGTCCTGGCGATCGTCCAAGGCATCATGACCGCACCGCCTCGAGAAGTGTGGCCAAGCCCGGGGCCGCCGGCACTTCAGTGAGCCCGGCGATCATTTGCTTGAAATGCTGGAACGTCTTCGGGTGCATGACGAGGGCTTCGCCGATCCTGACAATATGGCCCGTTTGCAGGCCTGGCACTCTGATCGGCACGTCTCTCTCGCTCCCGATCGTCAACGCACAGAACCGGCCCCAGGGCATGAGTTCCGAAAGGCGCACAGGCATTGAATTCATGTCCGCACCTCCCTCACCTCGATGACCACCCGTGGGTTTCGGCGATCGACCTGGTGCACTGGACGATCTCGAGTAAGAACGGCGGTCGAATCGTCCACTATGAGACCGGCGTCCACCATCCCATCGAAGGCCGGCTTCAGCGACGCCTCGGCGTTGTCCCCGTCGCGTCTGATGCGATCCGGCCAGTAGAACGTCGCCCGGGCCACCGCACGTCGCCAGCGACGCCGTGCGCCGCCCTGGGCCTGCCTGGTGACGAGATACGCAGCGTCCCGATACCGAGCCACCGCCTTCGCCCTCGTCCGCCAATTGACCCGGGAGTTCGGCGACAGCGCGGACCGCGGCAGCGGCAGGTCGATGATCACACTCTGAGCTTCCGATCCTTCGGTCATTTGCAAATTCCAATTCAGAGTGGTGTAGCCGATGACGTTTGGGCTATGTCGCTGCTTTGGCGGTTCGGCGAATGCGCGTGGCCTCGGCCTCTACGCGGGCGAGCACCTGACGGAGTTCACGGACCTCTTCCCGGAGTCTTTGCACCGTCGCCTCCAAGGCGGAGCATCGGGATTTCCAACGTTCACAGCGCTCGGCGAGAGGCAGTTTGTCGATCGGCGGTTCCGGCAAACGGGGTTCGGGTGGGCGCTTCTTGTTACGCACCCGGCTGGCCAGGAACGGCGCAGCACCATGACCGACGAACTCTTTCAGGCTGATTCCGTCCTGGATCGATTTGATGATGTCTGCCCGGTTGAGCTCCGACAGCAGGGGGAACAACCAGGTGTCGAGGTAGTCGTCGATCGTCGTTCCCTGCTTTTTCACGAACGCGAGGTACTCGGGCTGGGCGTTCCGGATCCAGTCGAGGTGGGCCCGGACAACGTGCCAGCAAGCAGCACGCGCCTCACGAGTGTTTCTTGCGGCCCTGGCGACATGCTCGTGTAGCCTGTGGCCGAACTGCTCCATTGTCTTCTGACACTCGACCGACCAGTCAGTAGACGAACGCGAGGTTTTGCTTGATTTTTTCTTCATCGACAGGCGCTCCTTTGAAATGAACCTTGTATTGGTATTTCCGATGTTTTGCACAATAGGCACGGCCCCGATTCCTTTTCAGGCTCTCCGGCCCTCTACGTCCAGCGAGACTGCCACATCCCGGCTTGACGCAATAGGCGATCTTTCCGCCCGCCCAAAGGTAATGGTTTGCACCAACAATAAGACTTCGCGGCAAAAAGACGCAGTTTGGCGATCGACGCGCGCTTGCTCGGCGCGCCTCCCGAATTCTCGATATCACGACTGGACGCTTGTAGTATTCTGCTAAGAATTTTTTCCTGGCAGTGCGGTTATGGGGCAACTTGTATAGACGGGACTTGGCTTCTTTTCGGCATTTTGTTTTCCTGCTACACACGCCAACACGAGCCGAGCCATGTAGCGGACCACCACACAGCTCACACACGGCCTTTAATTCTGGATTTTTGTCCAGGTGTCCACGGAGAGCAGATAGAGACCTGTTTATCTCTTGCGCAATCTGGACAAAAGCGGTCGTTCCCAAGCGGCGTCTGATGACGGCGTTTTCCTGATCGGTCCATCGTCTGTAGATCTTTACATACCCCCTTGCCGTCCTTACCCGTGCTCCGAGATGTTCCCAGCGAACCATATCCTGTTTGAGGGCTTTGTATCGTTGCTGCCATCTCGCTCGAGCACACGCGGGGTTTTTATCGCTGCAATACCCGCTCGTATTGTCGGATCTGATCTTGCCGCCGCAGCCCTTACACTTCTTCGCGGTTGTTGTGTGCTTCTTCATTTGCCCCTTACTTTCTCCCGCAGTGAGGACAGGGGTGGCGGACAACCTCGATCATGCCGGGCTCTACCTTCTGGGGCGCTTCGGTGAAGAACGCGGCATTTTTCATGAACAGCTTCCAGTCGATGTGCAGCGTCATGATCAATTCACGAAACACCCGATACACCTCGTCCCGCGAGACCGGCCTGAGGAAGCGGACCGTGTCATCGCACAAGAGATCGGCGACAACTCCGTCTAGATCAACAACGCTTCCGACGATTCCGCTAGTTTCTGGGGATGGGTCTCGAACAACGAACATGGTCTTCTCCTACGCAAAGAACGACTCAGACGCACGGATCTCCGATCCGCGGGTGATCAGCTCGAGTGTGCGAAGTTTCGACAGCGCGTTCTTGAATCCACCGGACGTCGGCTGGTACCCGGTGCGGTTTGCCAGCGTCGCGTGGTCGGTCGCCTTGGGGTAGATCCGGACCAGCTCGCGGACGATCTCGCGTTCACACTTGCCCAGGCGGTTGCACCAGTAGTCCACGAGGGCGCGCCCGCGCGGCAGCGGCTCGACTGGGCCCAGATCTGTCCGACCCTGCGACGTGATGCGCATGTTGTCGCCGCGGCCGTCGATGCGGCCAGCGGTCCGAAGCGCTGAAAGTGCGTTCTTATACCCGCCAGACGTGTGTGAATAGCCGGCAAGGATTGCGGTCTGGGTGTGCGACCGTCCGTTGGGATACTGCGCGAGCACAGTCAGGATCGCTCGTTCGCATTTCCCAAGCGATCCATCGGACTGCGCTTTCTTCGCGGGCTTCCATGCCGGTGGCTGGACCGACCGAGTTTCGACCGTGGGGACGGGCTCTCGTTCGACTGGCTCGGTCAAGATCGACATCCCCGCAGGGCGGTTTTCGTGATGGGCCAATCCTTCCGCAAAGGCCTCGAAAATAATCCGCTCGAATCCCTCGCGCATTTTCAAAAGATAGGCGTCACCCACATCCGCGAGACGAATGGTCACGTCCTCGCGCAGCCACTGAAGCGACGCTGCCAGCTGTCGATCAATTTCCGCTTGATCCACCACCGGATCAGACGAAGCTTCCCGCCGCAACTCGAGTTCGGCGATACGCGCCCTGAGTTTTCGTGGGTCGTTTTCCTCCCGCTCGCGGATGGTGTCCGCCAGACGCTCCTTCAGCGACTCCAGATCGATCTCCGCCACGGCCTTGGGCGCAGCCGCGACCTTGCCTGCCTTTGGCGTGGCGCTGCTGTCGAATGTCCGTCGCTCTCGAACCGCGACGCGTTGGAATACGTCGAGCCACCCGGGCGACCAGAAATACGCCTCGCCTCGCGGAAGGCTGGCCTGGGCTTTCATGAACTCGTCTTCGCGATCGTGGACGTCGTGCGCCTGCACCCATTGCTGCAATGCCTTGCGATCCTGGGGCGAGGTATGCCTGTGCGCAACCATCAGCTCGAGCTGCGTCAACACGTCCTTGTTGACACAGGCGGCACGCTGACTGATTAACCCAACACCGATGCCGGCGGCCCGGCCGCGGCGAACGATGTCCTCGATAGCGCCGACGCAACGGGCGACCTCTCCGGTGAATTTCTGCGGCACGAACAGGTCGCACTCATCGATCACCAGCATCATCGACGTTCGATGTGCGACCTCACCCTTACGGTGGTAGAGCTGCTCAGCGAAATCGACGACGAAGCGCCGTTGCGCGGCCTTCCGCAGATGGCGCAGACTGATCACGACGCATGCACGCTGCTCGACGACGAAATCTGCGATCACCGCCCCGTCCGACTCTGATAGCGGCAGATCTCCATGCGGGCCGCCGAGAAGCATGATCGGATAGCCCGCTTTCTTCCCGTCTCGCGAAGATTTCAGGCCCCACCAGACGTCGGTGGGGTCGATGATCACAACTTGCCGTCCGGCCTCGAGGAGCTCCTCGGCAATGACCGTAGCAGTATGCGACTTCCCCGATCCGCGGATCCCGAGGACTGCCACGGTTTGGCTGTGAACGTCCGCCGGCAGCGTGAACCGCTGGCGGCCGGAATGGCCGATGTGCAGATCAGTCATGATGGTCGGCTCCTTGGGTCTGTTCGGCGAATAGAACAGCCTCGCACCAAGCTTGCCATGCAGTGGTAGTCCGCACGTGTTCGTCAGCCGGCTGCTGCGGAAGCAGGCGATAGGACGCCAGCGGATCGCAGCGGTTACCTGGCCGTCGATTGCGCGAGCACACCACCCCTGACAAACTGACGCCGTCCATGCGATAGACCCAGATCTCTTCCTGGGCGGTGGCTTCATCGGTGAGCAGATCAAGGGCATCGCATATGCCGCTCGGCGAGCGCACCACGCGCAGCATGATTGGCGTTCGCTGTAGCGACATCAACTGGCCTTCCGCAGGCCCATCCAGAAACGTGATCATTCCATCACCCCGCAGGCTGAGTGTTTTCCGCTGGATCCTTCACCAGCGTGCGAAGCCTCAGGATGGCTTCGAGGACATCGCAATATTCCCTCGCGTTGTTGAAACGCCGTCCGTCGACATATACAGATGGATTGAGTAGCGGCCCAATCGCCGTCTCGCGGTTGATTCGCTCAATTGCAGAGCGGAGAGAATCAACACTGAGCACTCTCGTCGAGTGGCAGATCATCGCACACGCAGCCGCATGAATCGGATCATCGAACATGCCCAGAAACGGGTTAATCCTAAGCGAGTCCATCTACCACCCCATTCCTATTCAAAGCGTCCCATTCGTCTGCCGTCGCATGAGCTGCACCATCTCCCGGCCAGTGACTTCGACCGCTCCCAGCCGCACCGCCTGTGCGCGTTTCTTCCGCGTCAGGTCGTAGTGCGGCAGAATGCGTCCTTGCTGAAACCACTCGCGTTTGAGGCCGAGCTTGGCGGCGAACGCGTGCAGTTCGTCGACCGAGTCCGCGGTCATGTGGCAGGCCTCGTCGTATGGCCACTTCGGCGAGATCCCGCCGCACTTGAAGAGTTCATCCACATACACTGACATGGCGAGGATCCTTTGTGGCTGATTGTTTGCGGTCAGTGTCCATCTGCCTGCGTGCGCGAAATGTTGCCCAGCGCAGCTTCATTGCCTTTTTGGCCGCCGCGCGCCGGCGGCCTTCGAGCGATGGATTGAGTCGACGCTGGAATGCCGGCAGCTCCCGCAACGAGATCAGCGTCAGGTTGGCCAGTTCGGCGTTCATGGTGTCGCCGTCCAGGTGGACGAGGCGCAGGCCCTTTGGAATCGGTCCGTTGGCCTTCTCCCAGAGGTATGTGGCCAACCGCACCCATCGCTTCTTTGGCGGCCCGTCGTCGCGCACTTTGATCCAGCGTCGGAGTTTGCCGCGATGACCCCGACCTTGACCATGACTTCGATGCTGGCTCTTGTCCCGCCACTCGACGATGGTTCCAACGGGTCGCCAATTGCGTGCCGCCTGACCTCGCAGACAACCAGCTTGGAACTCGGTCGCCGGCGACAGGCGCATACCCTTCAACCCCTTGATCCAAGGCACGTGGCCCTTCTGGAATTCGGTTTGTGGACTTCGTCGCCGGCCGCGATTGTGTATTGATGAGAGGACACGGTGCCTATCGCTGCCCCGCAGACACGCCAAGCCTAGCTTCTTTGCCCGCTGATATACGCTGCTGCGCGATCGTCCCACCTCAGCGGCAATCGCCGAAATCGGCTTCGTTGCGTCGTAGCCAGCGCGCACTTGCGCGTCTTCGTCCGCAGTCCACTTTCGACGCGCCGTTCGCCTACGCTTCATTTGGTGTTGTCCCGCTCTCAAGGGGTTGTATCTTCGGCGCAAACCCCTCGGGCATCGAGTTGCGCTGGTCGCGACAAGTCGCCGCTGGCCGCGGGTCGATGAAGCTCTCCATGATCTTGCCGGTGAGGCCGTCATAGACGTGCCAAAGGCCTCCGCCATCAGTCATCCCGTACCGGTCAAATCGCTCCACCGTGGGGATCGCAGCATTACCCTGTGGGGTGGGCGATTGAGAACTCCGGTCCGATGCACCATCCGCCACCATGTGACGTCCGGCTCTCTTGTCGAATGTATAGACCATGACATTCTCAATCTGGTCGGATTCGACAAAGAGGGGTCGGCTCGCCAGCCGTGGAGTTAGCTTCCAAACCGAAGTTTCAGGCCCGCTGCGAACGCATTCGAGCTCGATCTGACCGCCACGCCGTGTTTCCCTCCTAAAAAACTCCATTGCATCGTAAAGCACTACCGGTGCCGTGATTATCTGTCCGGGTGAGCCCTTGCCGACCAAGAACGCAGCTTCTGTGATGTCGATTAGCAGGGTGAGCGGTTGGCCGGGATGTTGCGATGACGCCGGCTGGCAACAATCGGGCCTTGGAAACATCCAAACGCTGAAGTGCTCCGCTTTGGGAATTCCACACAAACTGTAGATTCCCGTCTCGCGGAATTGACACGTCGCACACAACGGTCCAGCCATATCCGTTGAAACACACCAACGGTAAATCAGGTGAAAGAGAACGCTCGGCGCGCGAAACATCGCCCGGGCGGCGCGTGCGTTCGGATGACCCCCCAACGTCAATGCCGCATGTGCCGCGTCCATCAGGAAGTGTTTCGCTTCAAGAGCCGAAAGAACGCCCATGACCGACGCTCCGTCTTCGGATAACTGATTGGTCGAGTTCAGCTTCGCTCCGTTCATGGCACTCGCTCCGACGCTGCGCCCGCACACGTGTGGCCCAAGTAGAATGACGCCTGGCACATGCACTGCGGACACCGGTACCACTCGGGATCCGTTTCCATCGCCTCACGCAGGATGCCCTGCATCAACGTCTTGCCGAGTCCGCGGCAGAGGTACACCTGCCGGCGAAACTCGTGCTCGAGCTGCTTCATGGTCATCTCCATCATCGTCGCTCCTCGGCGTTAAGGCTTTTCTCGTTTCCTGCAGCACTGGCCGTTCGGTCGGCCACTTCCACAAAGGCACGGCGCGTACCAGTCGGCCTTTGCGGCCCGCTCAAGCGCGCGGTAGTTCCGATCGGTGAGGCGCCTCTGCATCCGGCTCAGCAGATTCTTTTTTTGCATCGATTTCAGCGTCTTCTCGTCCATGAGATTCTGACTCCTGATCTGCGGCGCGCCAGTGTGATCCGGCGAGCATTCCAACGTAATCGTGTCCAGCGTTTTCGATCTGCACGATCGCTCCCGGGAAACCGAGAAAAGACCGATGCGCGACCACGCGTCCGAAAAATCCATGCCATGGGTGCGGCTGCAGCAGCTCGATGCGCTGGCCGATCGCCGGCAGCCGGCGCGCCATGACCGGAGGTTTGTCGCCGCCATCCATCACGGTTCAAGCTGTCCCGCGACCCGGAGCAAGAACAGCCCAATCACGTGGCGCATCACCCGCGCTGGCTCGTCGCCGTCGAGATGACAGCGCTTGAACATCGCCAGGCAATCGCCGATCAGGTTGTCATCATTCATGAGGCGCCGCTTGAGCTCGCCCAGCGAAACCAGCTCGCCATCCTCCGCCCTGGGGATCGGCGTCCGTGGTACGTCCATTCCGCGAGACAGACGGGCCGCGGTCTCCCGCATGGCCTGGATCATGCTGGTCCGCTCGCAGCTGGAGATGTACTGGCACGTTTTGGGGTCATCGAAAACCAGAAGCGCAAACTGCGTCCCTTTGCCCAGGACATTCTCCAGTGCGGACGCGCTGCAGTTGAGCAGGTCTGCGAGCTCCTGCTCGGTCATGTTGGCCAGGTCGCGCGGCATTGATCACCCGCTCACTGCGGCTCCTCGATGTCCGGGAAAAACAGCAGTTGCCCCTTGTCGCCGACCTGGATGACGTGGGTTCCGCCGCGGTCCGCCGGCGTCTTCACGCGCACCTCAGATTCGAGCGTGCACTCGTCACACCGGTCCATGTCGTTCGTGATGGGCACGAAATCCAGGATGATTGTGATGGTGCGCTTTTTCTCGATCGACGGCCGGCGACGCAGATCCTCGCCGATCTTCGCCAGGGCGTCCGCGACCTTCTTACCAAGGCCTTCGTCCTCACACAGCAGGTCGATGTTGTTCAGCGCCAACTGCGTCGGTTCATTCCTGGTACGCATCGTTTTGCTCATCCGTAAGCCGGTCATCAAGAGATCCTCGCTTTGGTGCAGCGCTTCCTGCACGTGTCGATGTGGTCCGGGTTGTGCGCGATGAAATCACGCCCGCAGACGACGCACTTCCGCTCTCTGAGTTGCCGGACCTCTTCCGGCGGCACGTCAGGGAACTCGCGTATGAACTTCCTGTCGCACTTGGTCTGCATCGTCATGGGGCTCCAATCGTTGCCGCGGGGTTCGGTTCGGCGGCACGCTCCTGCGCGTGCGCCGCTACATTCATTTTTGCCTGTTGTCGCAGCTGGAATGCGAGGCTGTGGTAGCGAGAGCACACGTGCGCCAACGCCATATTCACCACATCCATGACCTCAGGGCACGACTGCACGGCGTGCGGGCAGGTAAGCAGCCTGCAGATGATTTGAAAATCATCGTTGATCGCGTCGAGAAGCCCATACGTCGTGGGGCCCATCGCCCGATTCTCGGAACATGCCGGCGAGCCAGCGTCGGGCGGCGCCGGGGGCGGATCGGGCCGCTGACCAGTTGGAGCTGGCTGGTTTTCTCCCGCAGGCCGCGTATGACGACCGACTTTGTGGTGGGTGACATCCCGAGCGATGTTCATCAATACCGACACCAGGCCGTCGCTGCTGAGCGGCCAATCCGAATTCACGTCGACCACGACCCCGTTCCGTTCAAATCGCGTCCGTGCCATAGTCAGTCCTCCCTGTTTCGCTCAATCATCATGGCCAACAATTCATCGTGGCACGGCGCGGTCGTATCGCCGACATAGATCGCACGCTGACACTCGCGGGCCTTCGCGAGAACGACCTTCTCGGCGCCCACATCGAATGGCGTGTGATCGTCGGTCTGGTTGGCGTTCCAAGACTCCATGTCCCGCACCAACTGCGCGTGCCTCTTTACGATCCTGTCGATCTGCTGCCGCAAACATCTCAGTGTTACTCGCCCCATGCCTCTACCACCCCTTCGAGGCCGCCCATCGCCGCGCCCACAGCCGCGCCTCGGCCTCGCATTCCTCACCGTGCACCAGGTACCAGACCGACCATCCCACCGGGCCGCGACCGAATCGCTCGATCTGCATGCAGTGCACCGCCTCGTGCGCGATCACTTCCTTTTCCCAGCGGACAAACGGCGCCCGCACGCGGTGGATGTCGAGGATGATCAGCCCGCGCCACGGCACCAGGCCGGCGACGTCGCCCTGCCGCACGCGGGACAAGTCGGCCCAGCGGATCTCGAGTTCGGACGGCCGCAGCTTGTGCTCGAACCCGTTGGCATCGAACCAGGCGAGGGCCTCGCCGGCGATCTGGCGCACCTGGCCGACTTCGTCGCGCGGAGCACAGCCAGCGTGCAACACGAACACACCAAGGCACCAAGCCGCAAACATTCTGGTCATAGTGTTGCTCCCGCAGCTGGCGAAACGCTCTCGATACTCCACAAGTGAGTCACGAACCAGCCACCGTTAGAACGCTTGATGTGCGACAGGATGAATGGCACCGTCGAGTGCCGCCACGAATTCAGCGGCACGGTTCCGCCATTGCAGTCGAACACGCACGGGTGGCCATCGAACCAATACGAGCAAACCCAGTGCGTAGCGCCATAAGCCCACCGTGGATTCGCCCCAAGCGCGGTCCACGGCCCGGTCCACTGGACGCGGACCAGGCAAACGCGATTGACGACGTGCATCTCCTGCGGCGACGGCGGTTTGTGAGCAGTCCATGCAACACCAAGCGCGTCAAGCGCGGCCTTCATCATCGTCGGAGATGTGTACCCCTTGCGCTCGAATTCTGGGATCGCGCCGCGCACCTCGGCCAGCGGAATCTTCAACGCGAACGCGAGCGCCGACGGACCACAGTTGCAGCCCCAGTCGCGTGCGGCCTGGGCGAATTCCGCCTCCGTGAATGGGTAGTCCATCGGGGCGACGGCGGCGATGTTGCGGGTCATAGTCAGAGTCCCAAAATGGGGTTTATGTTGCCTTCTTTTTCGGACGCAACGCATAATCCCATTGCTCGGGTTGGGTCAGGCCAGCTTTGTGGCCAGACTCTAGTTGCACAGCAACCGCTGGGCGTCCCAACCATTCCTCGGTTGCTATCACAACGCCCACATATCCGGCCCAAGGGTGGGGTTTCAGCAGAAGCACCCGCTCACCCACGCTTGGAAGTCCGTTGATTGCCACATCAGCCTCCTTCGCCCGCGTCGTGAGCGGGCTTCTGCTATCCACGTTCGTGTCTGCGGTTGAGCTCTGCGCGCAGATGCCCCAGCAGTTCTTCGCGCCCGAATCCTCCCCGCTCTACCAACCGTTCCAGAGACTGCGAGTTGCTATACCTGCTCGCGTAATCTGCGTAGGCGATTTCGAGTATCCACCATGGGACGAACGATTGGGGTTCGCTCTGGGGATACCTGCCCCGCTGGACGCTGCCCATGCGCACGTTTTCAATCAGCATCTCTGTCATCTCACGCTCCTTCGCCCTCGTCGCAGGCGTTACTGCAAACCAAAGCTATACCTTCGTCTGGCCCGCGATCCTTAGCCCAAAACTTTCGCTTGCAACGCAAACACCGCATCAACGATTGCCTGATGGTCCGCATCCGGAACACCCGAACAGTCGCGTGCGCCAAAGTCGATTTTCCCGGCATCAAATCCCGACCGATTCCGCAGGATGCACCCAAACTGCTGTTCGCCTGTTCGCGCAATCGGTTGTGTGTAGTCGTACCGAATCGGTTCTCTACATGGTTCGCTGCTGCTCATGTGCTCTCCTTTCGCAGTGCGTCGAGTCGGTCAATCAGGGATTGCATTGGCATTCCAATCACTTGCAAAAGTTACACATCCAGCCCATCGGCCCAAACGCTGCGTCCTTACACGGTATGCAGTAGTGGTCGCCGCACGCTTCACACCTGCGGAAATCCAGCCCGGTTAGCACCCTGCAACATGATTGGCAAACCGGCTCGTCGTTGCGCACCGCAGCAGCCATCGCCTCGTATTGCGCGTCAGTCAGATTCCAGCATAGTTCTCTGGGAACTGGGCACCCCATCGCATCACCCCTCCCCGCCGGCTGCGGACCATTCGGTACGCCGATCCTTCCACCAGCGAGCACCAGACGACGCAAGGAACGTACACGGCGGATGCGCGATCATCATGTCCCAGCCCTGGCCCAGCACGTCGGACCGTATGCCGCAATTGCGGAAGGCCAGCCGTTTCCTTTCATCCGATGACCAGACGGCCTGCAGAACTCAATGCGTCCAGCCGGGAAGAGAATGGCGTCCGCCTTGTCGAACACGAGCCGCTGAAACCACCGAGTCTCCACGCGGGCGGCGATCAACAGCAGTCCGTTCCTGTGGAGTACCAGCCGTTCGATCCACCGCGCGGTCAGCCTTCCGTACGGCGGATTTAGCCAAACCACACCATGCCAGTCCCGCATCAGGCCATCGTCGTGTGCCGTGTAGTGTTGCGCTGCAGTTGGCCACGGTCGATCGACCGGCGAAGCCGGGTCCAGGTCGAACGGGCCAAGCGCGTCGATGATGTATTTCGGCGTCAGCCATTCGTCCGTTGCTCCCTCAACCTGTCGCTCGTGCTTTGCCATGGTTTGCTGTGATACGCTCGCCACTCACTTCTGGCGCTGTTGCTCCATAGCTGCAATGCGGTTTTGCCGGACCTCCAGCACACGGTTAGCGGCGTACAGCATTTTGTTGAGGTATTTGACCTCTTCCTTGAAATCCGCGTCCACGTCGTCGGACTCACTGATTTCCCTGAATCCGATTATCTCTTTGACGATCTCTGCGACGACAGTGTTTATGTCGCCGATAAAGGACTCTCCCATCCGCAGACACTCGCAAATTGCGCGCGAGGTCTGCCCGATCAGGTTCCCCTCGGTATCGCCAAGCGTGGGCTCGAAGAACTCTCTGCAACCAACCTTGGCGGCCGGTGCGATCAGCTGACACGCGACAGAATTTGCCGGATCGATCGTCTTCCAGTTCGTGTTTTCGTTCATCGTTCTACCGCTCCAATTGAACCCACCGCTCCACGTTCACGGCCGTAAGCGTCCGCCGGTACCAGCGGCGGCTCCAGGCGATTGATCAGCGGAGATCCCGCCGGCGGCATGCCGATGATGGGCGCGCTCAGCTCGATCGGCGCCGGACCCGTCGTCCGCTCGGTGCCGACGACATAGACGCGACTGCCGCTGGTGGTGATGAAGTGGTTGTTCACGAACGCGTTCTCGAGGAGCAGCTCGCGGCGGTCGCTTTGCAGCCGCTCGAACAAGCACCCGCGGACAGAGAGGTTGTTGAGCAGCGCCTGCTTGGGCGGCTCCGTCGTGTCCTCGTTCTGGCCGATCGTGAACTTGTTGATCGTGTCCGTCGCGACGAACGAGCAATGCCAGAACAGCAGGTGGTCATACTTCCCGGCGAACGTGGTGCCCCGGCCGCTCACGTCGTTGCGGATCGGCGACCGCATCTCGAACAAGCAGTTGACGAAGGCGTTGTTCCGCGAGGTCGTAGCGCTGCGGACGAAGATGCCCTGATAGTGCAGATCGGTGGCGACGACGTTGTACCAGATCCAGTTGTGGATCTGCGCGTTGCCGGTCCCGATCGCCGGCGGGCCCTGGATCACGTCGGCGTGCTCGGGATCCGCGAATGAGCCGGGATCGACGCCGTCGACGCGGACGTTCACGCCGAAGGGCACGCTCTGAAAGCAGTCCTCGCGCGTGTCGGTGATCGTGAGGTTCCGCATCAGCTTGTGATTCTGACCGAGGCCGGACGCACGCCGCTGATCGCGGATGACGCACTCGGTGTACCAGTGGCCGCCGCGGACACTGCCGCCCACCGGGAACTGATCACCGCTCGCGCCGCCCTCGACCATGCAACGATCGAGCCACACCCGCAGCTCGTTGCGGTTGGGATAACTCGACCCGTGCACCAGGTCCTTGGCCTCGCGAAGTGTGACGCCCTGCAGGTGCAGCCAGTGCGCGATCATCGCGCCGGTCGCGCGGGTGACCGTCGTCGTCGTCGGATCGCCGGACTCGCTGCGGATCGTCACCCAGGCGTCGGCGGTGGTGATCAGCGTCGGGTAGTCGCCGCGGTAATCGTGCACGCCCGGCAGCAGCATGACCGTGCCATGGTCGCAGCGCCCACCGTTCGCCGCGGCGATGGCCGCCAGCGCTTGGTCGATGCTCGCATACGGCCGCCCGCGGTTGCCGAGCTGCCCGGCCTGCGAAGTTGAATTCGGCGTCACCCACGCGGTGGATCCGCCGGTGCGCACGTACAGCTTGAGCTGCTCGAGGCCGTCGCCCGGCGTGGTGTTCTTGTCACGCACACCGCCGTCGCGGCCGTGTACCACCGCCTCGATGCTGATCGCGCCGTCGCCGCTGAACTCGCTCGCCGAGATCGGCACCCAGTATTCCCAGACGTCCACCTGGTCGTTGTAGGTCATCGAAGTCGCCACCTTCGGGCTCACGCCGGTGTAGCCCTGGCCGGTGACGTGGAACTCGACACGCGCGATCCCGTGCATCGAAAACGCAACGACGCCGACGTTCAGCGTCTCGCCGGCGTTGATCCGCTGCCGCGGCACCAGGTCCCAGCGCGCGATCGGCGTGAGCCTGGTCTGCGGCGCCGGCGTTGGCCCGGGCGTCGCCGTGGGCGACGGTGTTGGCGCCGGCGACGGGGTTGGCGTAGGAGCCGCGGTCGGTACCGGCGTCGCCGTGGGGGCCACCGTGGGCGTCGGGGTAGGCGTTGGGGATGGAGTGGGCGTCGGGATCGGCACGGTTGCCTCGAACGCCGCCTGGAAGATTGCGAAATCCAGCAGGTCGACGCGGCCGTCGCCATTGAGGTCGGGACTGCACGCTACCTGCATGCTCGCCGCGGTGCGCGCCGGCATCGGGGCGTCCGCCCAACCTGCGGCGAACGGCTCCCAGATCTCGGTCACCAGCGTCATCCAGTCGTGCCGGTGATCGCCGAGGAATTCCCACCAGACGATTCCCGCCACCCCCGGATCCCGCCGCGCGTGCACCGCCAGGTGCCGCGCGATCAGCCACCACTCGGCGCGGGTGCGGTAGTCCGCCCGCACCGCAGACTGCTTCGCACGGCCGTCCGCGGTCACCACGCCGCGGGAACAGAATCCCGCGAGGAACGGCAGCACCGGCCGATCGGCAATCGCTGCATTTTCGAAGCGCACCGCCGAGGCCTCGGACGCGCTGCACCCGTACAGGTTGCATACCGCCAGGTCCGCCGGCGGATCGAATCCCCAGATCGCGGTGTTGCGCCCGCGGCCGCTCCAGCTCATCTGCCAGCCAGGAAAGTGGTAATACCCGACGCGTGCGTTCGACCAGGTGGCGCGCACGGCCTCGCGGTAGTACTTCGCGAGATCCTCGTCCGCGGGTCCGTCTTCGAAGTTGATCAGCACCACGTCGACGTCGCGCAGGCCTTCGACGTCGCGGGCGCGCTGCAGCTCGCCGCGGCGGGCCTGGGCGGCCTCGATCGAGTCATACAGCACGTTCCAGTTCACCGCGACCGAGCAGCCGGTCTCCTCGTGCAGCTCCTGCGCGAGGCGTGCACTGCCGGCGGTGTCGGTCATGGCCATTACGCCGCCGGTCGCGCGAGCGATCGCCACGGCCAGGTGGCGGCTGCGCGCCGCGACCAGCGCCTGCTTGAGCGGGACATAGTTGGGCGCGCCCGGGCGCGGGCATGCGTCGAGACGGGCGATCAGCTCGGTGTGTTCTGGCGACTGCGCGAGCACGAACAGCGAACACAGGCAGCTGACGGTACACAGAAAAATGGATGCAAGTCTGAGTTTCATGATTTGGCCTCCTTGCCGCTTTCAGGTTCGCATGACATGCCGCGATACCGCGCCAACTCCTTATCGACGCGCTCTTTCCCCCAATCGTTCGACTCGTACCACTCAACCGCCTTGAACAGATCGCTCATTCTTCTCAACCGAGTGTCAGCGCGCCGCTGGAACTGGCGAATGGATGCGATGATGTCCTCGACTTCGGCCGCGGCGTCCTGCGCATCATGCGCACTCAGCCATTCCGCCATGTGCTCAAGCTCTCCCTGGGAACCCAGCAGTTCGCTGACGTCGCGGCTGTAAAGGTATTTGAATGATCCGCCACTCATGTCGTCCTCACTCCTTGCCGGTTGCGGGCTCTGTTGCTTTTCCTTGTGGATCAGACGGCAAGACCACAACCACCTTTTCGGGCCCGACCATATCCACCAACTCTTGCACTGGATGAATCCGCTCGTGGTCGTCTGCCGGGATTGGATCAACAGATAGCCGTTCGCCGTACATAGCCACAGCCCGTGCAATGTGGTCCTGCCAGTTGTCGCGATTGATCTCGTCCCCATCGAATCCAGCGAGTTGTGGGTGCTGACGCAACAGCCACGGGCGACATTCGCGCATGGCGCGCGGAAGCTGGTGCGTGTACAGGTTGTCGCCAGTCATGTAATTGAGGATCGCGTATAGACCGTCAACGCCATCTGGTGAGATGAGCCGGTCCTGCGTGATGCTCAGAATCGTTCCAATGTGAAATTCGCGCATTGCGGCACCACCCGTCAGACGGCGACGGCCTTCCTGGCTGAGGCCTTGGATTTCGGCTTGGGTTTCTTCGATGGTTTGCCCGGCGATTCGAGGCCCTTGGTGCGCTCGCGCACTGCCGCGGCTGCTGCGTTGGGTTTGTGCTTGCGGCCTTTCGACAGGATGCCGAGCACCGGATCCGGCTTGCCGGTGTGTGCGTTCAGCGGCGCCTGTTCGGCTTCCTTCTCGGCTATTCCTGCCGGGCAGAAGGTGTCATGAATGTGCTGGTTAACCTTTTTCGCGCGGGGATCATGCTCACACGCACTGCACAGGTCGTCTTCGACCCAATAGCAGCCGCCAGTGCACGGCGTCGTCCAAGTGCAGCCGCAGACGCGGCACTTCCGCCGCGGGTCATCCTCGGCGAGCGCCTTCGGCTTCTTGCCGCGCTTCGATGCGACCGCCTCGTAGATGTTTGGCTGCTTGGGCTTCTTTGCAGCCTTTGAAGCAGGCGACTTCTTGCCGGAGGCCTTTTTGGTTTTCCTCTTTGATGCCTTTGATGCAGTTGATGCCTTAGCGGCCTTCGGCTTCTTCGGATTCTTCGCGGGTGCTTTCGCGGCCCAGCTCTTCGGTGTCGGGATTGCTTTCTCCGCCGCGGCTCGGACCTCGTCGAAGTCGATCGCCAGCAGCGGGCACATCTTCTTGGCGTCGGCGTAGACGCGATCGAACTGGTAGATCACACCGTGCCCGCCGAGTCGCGATACCCAAACGCGCAGCACGTGACGCCACGCGGACTTGAACGACTCGTTGTCGGTGGCATCTTTCATGGCCTCCAGTGCCGGCCAGCCAGCCGCATGGTCGTCGCGCTTCCCAGATCCAGGTGTGTCAGCGTCGCTGCTGTCCGCCCGCCAGTGCGTGCCAAACGCAAGCACGTAACGCAAGGCGTCGTTTGTGTAGAGCGCGTCCTCCTGAATCTGTTCAACGGTCGCGCACCCCGCATCTGTTTTGCCATCCAGCGAAGCCTCGATGCGCTGGCGGATTTCGTTGATCACCCACACGCGCCGCCGCTTCTCGAGTCCGGCGCGCTTCTCCTTGTCGGTCATCTTCCGGCCGGCCGTGCGCACACCCGACGAGCTGCTTTCTGGCCTGGTGGATCGCCACGGCTGCGGCTTCACCCAGCGCGTCTCACCTGCGGCCGGCCCGGCGACCACCACCGCCTGGACGGCGCCCTTCTCGTTCGCCTTCACTGTTTTGTAGTTTGACGCCGACTCCGCATCCCTCGGCTCTACCCCACATCCGTGCTCGAAGATCTGCAGCGGCTTCTTCCCGCCAACGGTCAGCTCGGTGATGCTGCGGTTGGCGAGCTCCGCGCCTTTACGCTTCCAGCACGCGTCATCCAGACAGTGATCGCGCGCCGTCTTCGCCTTGCTGTCCGGATCCGGATCGTCGAAGAGCAGCGGCTGCACGCTCGATCGCTTCGGGCAGCTCGTGCAGGCGCCGGCTTCGGGCACCAGTGTGTCGTCCGCGAGATCCCACGAAGCCGCGGCCAGGGTGTGCAAGTACTCGCGTGCGATGTCCTTTCTGAACTGGTCAACCGGGGGCACCGGGTCCCGGTAGAAGTCGTCGATCTGATCCTCCAGTTCTTTGAAGATCTGCGCCTGCACCTCGCTGGGCAGCGCGGCGATCACCTCGAGATGCCCCGCAGAGTAATCCGCCGTCCAGTGCCCCGGATTGTCCAGGTGCTTTTGCCAGGTGGTGTGCAGCTCACGCAGCCTTGCCCGCCGTGCTACCCACTTCGCAGTCTTGCCGAACCGGTCCGCGACTTCCTCGGCCGAGAATCCAACATCGAGCAGACTTTGAACGCCGTTGCTCTCCTCCAGCGGGGTCAGATCCTGACGCTGCACGTTCTCGCGCACCGTCAGCTCCCGGGCCTCCTTGTCATCCAGCACGCGGACGATCGTCGGGACGTGCGTCCAGCCGAGATCCTTCGCCGCCTCCCACCGTCGCCGGCCGGCGAGCAACTCGTAGATCGTCTGCTCGGGATCCTGGGGCGAGGAGCCGCGCTCGAGAGACCGCGCGATCACAGCGTAGTCCAGACCAGACGCGCCCATGTTCGCGCGCAACTCCTTAAATGCAGCGTCTTTGTGGAAGTGCCGCGGGTTGTGCTTCGTCGGCACCAGGTTGCCGATCGGCACGAGCATCTGACCGTGCAGCTGGACTTCGACCGAGGGTTTGGCTTTGGTCGCCATCATCACACTCCGAACAGACCGCCATCCGCGACCGGTTGCGCACCGCGCGCCGCCGGCGAGGCCGGGAATTCCTGAATCCGCAGATCCTCGGGGAAGAACTTCGGGTCGGTACGCACCGCGCCCTGGATCTCGAGCTGCTTGACGTACACCGGCGTGCCGGATACGCGGCACTGCGCGACGATGTCCCGCACCCAGCTGGTCAGGCACGGCCGCTTCCGCCGGCCGCTTTCGCACCCGATGATCACCCAGTCGATGCGCGGGTCCTTGTCCGCGCCGAGCGCGAACGCCGCATCCACAGGGCCGAGCAGCGGCTCGATCGAAAGGAACTTCAGCTCCGCCGGCACGCCGCGCAGCGCCGTCACCCGCTCGTGCAGCCGCACCTGGTCCTCCGCGCTCACGCCGAACCACACGCTCGCCGGCACGGCCGCCCCCTCGATCCAGTCCGCGATCGCCAGAAACAGCTCGTCGTCCTCGCCATCGTCGGGATTGAGACCGGAGGAGGCCTGCAGGAGCAGCCGCTGGAAATTCTCCGGGCGTTTGCTCAGCAGCAGCCAGTCCAGGGCCGGCGTCCTGCGCATCGTCTCGATCAGCTGCAGCCGCGGAGCCAGCAGGCCGTCGCGATCCTCCAGCCAGTCGCACATCGATCCGCAGAACACGCGTTCGCGTTCGCCGCTCCGCACCGCCGCGGCGTTCCAGCGCATCGGCTCGGACCAGTGGTGCTCGCCGAACATCCGCCGCTCGCTGCCGGCATCCCACAGCTTGACCTGCACGTAGCGGCGGGCGAGATCCTCGGCGTAGCAGTGCGCGCAGCCCGGCGACACTTTGTCGCAGCCCCACCAGGGGTTGAACGTGTGGTGCGTCCAGCCAATCGCGCTGTTGCGGCCCATTAGTGCGTCGTCCTCGATAGCATCAGCGGAAATACTTCCACCCGATTGGAATTCCCCATACTCGCCGCCGCTCCCGCAGAAACCGATCGGGGCGCGCCGCGGCGATACCCTTACGGACTTCAGCAAACCACTCGTCCGGCGCCGAGACGATGTCCCGCAGGATCACAGCCTTGGGCGGTTGCGCGATCACCACTGGACAATCTTCCCGGTGATACCAACCGGCCGGCGTACAGCAGTGAGGACAGTGGGTTTGACCGGCTACGCCTGGCGACAGCAAACGCGTTGGGGCGCGCATGGCCTCAAGCGTCCTCTGGGCCTCAAGAAGGCGGGCCCACTTTTCTGAAACCGGTTGCGGAACACAGCCCATGACGCAAACTCTCCGCGCCGCAATTCGCGGCGGTGGCACCATCACTGGTGTTGGCCTAGCGGGCATGCATCCAAACCTCGCGCTGGCACTCGATTAATTGCTGCCTGGTCGCGTGCAGCTCTTTTCGCGCAACGAAGAGCACCGAGACCAGGGAGAGGTAGCCGGCGAGGAGGACACAGATCAGCTGGATTGACCGCCACTTCAACTGGCCGGCAATCCGTAACAATGCCTCGCCTGCACCAGGGTGCCTATTCAGCCAATCAAGAAACTCCTTATCGAACCGATCCATCAGTTCACCCTGTCATTCTGTGCCGAATCCAACAGCGACTGCGCCGCGGCGCCGTCACGCATGCCGATCAGCTTCGCCTTCAGCAGGCAGAGGCGCTCTCGCTTCAGGCCCATCTGGTCCGTGCTTCGCGCATCGCATGTTGCACGGCCCGCTGCACGTCTTCCGGCGCCGTCTCGATTCCGAATACCTTCAGGCCGCACACCATCGGATCTGGCGACGGGTTGCGTTCGTACACTGTGAGCGCGTCGATGAGGTCATTGAGTTCCTTCGCGGTCAGCATCCACGTTCCTCCTGTTCATCCGCCTCGCGGGCCTGGTGCTCCAGTGACGGTGCCGGCCCGAAGCCCCCGCGCATCATCGCCAGCGCGGCATCCTCGTCCTGCATAGCGACCTTCAGTCCATGCCCAGTGAAGACCTGTCCGGAGTTGACCATGCGCGCAAACAGCCGAATCGGGTTGCGCCCTTGCCTGAGTGCACACACGGCTGCGGTCGCGAAGCGTAGCGCACCCGCTTCCGACGGATCCGCGATCCCGCGCCTGCAGCACTCGGCATACAGCGCCTGCAGGTAGAGAATCTCAGGGAAGGCCGTATCCTGGCCCCACCGCATCAGCTGGACTGCCTGCCTGACGTGTGGGAATTTGCGCCGACGCGGCACGCGCGAAGCACCATGATCATGGTTGTTCTGGTAAGGCGCTGGACATGGGGATGGAAAGGCTATGGAAGTGTCCGATGGTCGGACACCCCCTGTCCGATCAGCGGACGACCCCTGTCCGATGGTCGGACACCCCCTGTCCGATGGCGTCTTGCGTAAAAAATCACGGTGCCAGAGTGTGGCCTGATCTCCAGCCTGCACTCTGACTGCTCTGCGTTGTCCGTCAGCATCCACCTGAACCTGGCGAAACTCTCTGCGGACTGATCGATGATCGAGGGCGCCCCTGTTTCCAGGCACCCCGTATGTGTTGCTGGCGTTGACGGTCCGATGTGGCAAGCGGACCGTGCCGCCGTTCGCCAGCACGACGACAAAGCCGCGGCTGACCAGCTCAGCCAGGCCCCGCCAGAACGTGCTGGGGGCGACATTCGACGCGGACGCGAAGGCCCGCCCACTGCGGAATCCGCCGACGAGGTTGCCATGATTGTCCGGCGCGTCGCAACGATCACAGATCGCCTGCAGCACGCGGGCATAGGCTGGGAATCGGCGGATCAACGACATATAGCTCTCGTCCTGCACGATCCACAATGGGATCGGGTTGTGCCACCGCTGCGCGTTCGCTGCGCGCTTCCGTTCGGGCCCAGGCGACATCCGTGTCATCCGCTGCGGTTGGGGGTTGCGTGTCAGTTCGACGGAACGCCGAGATCAATCTCCACTCAGAACAACAGTTGCAGCGAAATCACCATCAGCAGCGCGCCTGCCGCCAGCGCGGCCAGAGCACAGAGCAGTCCCGCGTGCCGCACTTCGCCCGCGTGCCGCCCGCAGCCGCCGCGGACCATGGGTGCGCACGCCCTCTCTCCCGCCCGGCGCTGCTCATCTCCGAAATCCCTCATGATGGCATCGATCTCCCTGGGGCTGACAGGCCCAACGGCGTCCATGGGCATTTCACGCCTCGACTGCGCCCGGGCAGGCGAAGCGTTCCGGGCCGCGACCGCCATCATTTCCGCGGCGCGATAGTCGGCGGCCCCGCACTGCACACAGAAGTCGATCGCGTCAAACTCTGCGCCACACCAGCGACACGTCTTCGTGATCATGAGTCTCAACTCCTGAATCCAGGGTCGTCGTAATCGAGTTCCTGCTGGCTGGACGCGGGCAACGCCGGCAGCTGCCACTCGTGCACGGGCTGTGGAACATTCGCCGCCGCCACGCGCCGGCAGATCTCTTCCGTGGACGGCGTGATGCGGTAGACCGGCGTTCCGCTCGTGAAGAATTGCGTCACCGGCTCGTTCGCGTTGCCGACGTAAACGTCGAGGCGCATGGCCGGCAGTCCGCCGACGCTGCCCTGTCCGATCTTGCCCGCAGTGCGCTGGTGCCCCATCAGCTCGACGATCGCCCAGCCGCTGAACGTGGTTTCCTCAATGGTGCTCAAGTCGCTTCTCCAATCGGTGGGATGCAAACTCGCGCCGCAGATGCTGCACGTCCGCCTGTGACTCCGCGGCCACGATGGGAATGGCGCATCGCACCCGGATCCCAGCTCCGGTGGTACCGGTCCAGATCGTGCACTTCACTCCGCCGATCCCGATCTCCTCGTCCGTTTGTTCGAGCGTCAGGCGCATGGGCCCGAGCAGCTCGGGGGCGGGCAGGTTGTGAACGCGGATGAAGTCGACCAGGGCCTGGTGTGACACCCGCCGGTGCTTGGAGCCGGGCACGTGAAATCCATTGAGCAGACCGGAGTCGATGCTGCGAATCACCGTCTGCTGCGACACGCGCAGCCGGGCCGCGACCTGGCCGGTGGTGTAAATCGGTTCATCCACCGCGTGCTGGATCATCGCCTGGACCTCCTGCAGCCTCGCCTGAAGCCTCGAGTTCGTGAATCTTCCTACCCATCGCGGTCATAAGCCTGGCCAGCGCGAAACAATCCATCGCGGAGAACGCGTCAAGTGCTACGAGCAGCGGCCGGCAGCCGTCCGAACGCTTGGGCCCGCAAATCTGCACCTCTGTCGTCATGGGAGCGCCGACGAGCGTCATAACGCTCGCACTGATATACACGGTGCCGATTTCGATCGCTCTGCCATAGCGGGCTCGTGCGCTTCCGGCTCTTGGGTCCTTCACGCTGTCAACGTCCCTGGAGTCCAAATTGTCCAGTGGTTCTGTGCTCATGCGCTCTTCACTGGTTTGCGCTTCCCGCTCACTGCTTCATCCCACCCTTCGCGATCGGCGGGCAGCTCGCGGCCGCGGCGTTGACGCGCGGCTCGCCACTCGCGGAACTTCGCCAGCTCCTGAGCGTCCACCCGGGCGCGTTTGCTCGCGTGGTCGGCCAATGCAGCACGGACCGCCGCGTCTGGCGTCGCACCGTTCCCAGAGACATGGACAGCGATACCGTCAGCGGTCCTTACGCCATCCAGCATGGCTGACCATTCCTCCTTGCGGTATTCCCAATTCGGGATGCTGAAACTCGGATCGCGGTGATAGTTCGCCTGATACATCAGGTGGAGCGTGCAGCCCGCCGGCAGGAGGGGCAGCAGCCGGTCATGGTGGAGTTTCAGATCGTCAAGCGTCATGGGTACAATCTCCTGGCGACTTAAGAGCGGCAGGGCCGGCTATCGCCAGTCCCGGCCCCGCCATGCCCCGTCCATCACAACAACACTGTCTATCGCTGGCGCGGGTCTCGCCGGTCGTCGGTTCGCAACCGGATGAATCGCAGGTGGGCCCCGGCCGGTTGGCGCTCACGGCCGGGGTGTGGTGGATCCGGTGTGGGGTAACACCGGGTGAGACGCCCGCGGTGGCCTGCACGCATCGGACCGCCACCAGGGCGTTCTGATTGCGGCAGCGGTCAGCCAGCTCGCGGACCAGGTCGTCGGTTGGGGAAATCAACAGAACCATTTCTTGCCTCGCATCGGGCGTGCGGGGACTTGAACCCCGCGGTTGCCAGCCCCGCGGCCCCTCTCAAGGCCCGCGCTGCCCGCGCCCGCCTTCCGCTCGCCGCGGCCTACGCCGGGATCTGATCGATGAACCCGATGAAGAAACGCACGAGCCATTCCGCGACTGAGATAATCACCATGGCCGACTCCTTTCGCGCCGAACACAGAGCCCCCGGGGGCAACGCGCACCCCGGGGGCCACAGGAGGTAAACAAGCGCTGCTGCGGACCCGGCCGCCCGACCAACGACCGGATCCGCGAACCGACTTGGATGGGATTCGAACCCACAACATCCGGTCGGAACCCGGACCGCCGGCGCTCTGCCGTTTGAGCTACCAAGTCAAGGCACGGGAGGGCGGCCGCCAGCCCCACGGCGCACGCTGGCGGGCCGTGCCGCCCTCCCTTCTCGTGAGGTATTCGAGGAAGACTCGACGAACGCGCTGCACCGCCGGCCACAGACAAATGCGGCAGACTCCGTCCGATTGCACTGCCTGTGCGACCACCAGCCAGCGGTGCAGCTCGGCGATCGTCGATTGGGTATGGTTGCGTCATAGCAGGCTCATCTCTCGCGCGCTGCGCAGGACCGCGGCGTCGTGCTGCTGCTGTTCGGCGCGGGATCGTTTCTCGCGCACTCGCGACGGGGCTGGACGGGGAGGACGCTCAGCGTTCACCGCCGATTCGAATTCATCGATCCACTCCCGCCTGGTGAAGATGCGTCCGCCCACGCGTTGCGAACGCAGCTTGATACGATCACCGTTGACCATCGCGCCGTCCGTGCACCACCGGTAGACCGTGTTCCGGTGTGGCCGCCCCGCCAGATGGAGGGCCGCTTCGGCCATGTCGAGATATCCGTCCGGGGTACGCACGTCATGGTTTCCCATTAGCGGGCGGTACGGCTAGTCGGCGTCACCGGTTGTCGCGCCCTCACTGCAGTCGCCCACCGCCGCAAGTCGCTCGATCTTTCTGGATGCCGCTCCGCGCACAGATCTGCCATCTGCTCGAGCCGCCGGACCCACGCGTGCGCCGTCCATCCGCGATTCACCGTGGCTGCGGCGATCGCCGCTTCAATGTCACACTGCTCACCGATCAGTGGCGTGCCGATCGGCGGCAGCTTCTTGCGCGACCGCGCCATGCGCCACGTCCTGGATCAGCTCACGAAGGTTTCTGTCCACGTCGTATTCGCCTGACCGCACCATCCGCAGTACTTCCGCCTTTCGGGCGGGGTGCAGCCTGCGGCCGGCCAGGATCCGATTCACGCGTTCGATTGCGCCGTCATCGCCGGCGAGGGATGCTGGAAAAAGTCGCGCGGCCCGAACCGGCGCCGCGCAGCCGAGGGAACAAGCGCCGATTCCGGGGCGCGATGAGCGCCGCTCGGAGTGACTTGCGGGGGCAGGATTTGAACCTGCAACCTCCAGGTTATGAGCCTGACGAGCTGCCAATTGCTCTACCCCGCTGTCGCCGGCCCAGTGGGCCGGTGAGATCATCATTGGATGATTGCGCATCCCGCCGCGTCGGCGCGAGACTCTGCTGTCACGCGAGCGATTGCGTCGGCCATGATCGCGTGGTACGTCGCCGCGTCTGCGACTGCGATCCTGGCCATCTTGTCTGCGGCCGGCGGAACCGCCTGGCACACTTTGCGCGGATGGATTCCGAGCACACCCGCGAGCTGCTTGTCTGACATCCTCACCACGGTCGTGACTCTTTTTTTTCAGGGGCATCAAACGCCTCGCATCCCTGCTCGGTGGTGAACTTTTCACCAGCCAGTTCCCGCGTCCGTGGTCTATGCTGATCAAGCGGCCGAGTTGGCCGCACTGGGCAACACCTGTTCGGGCGCCTCGCCTCGCACGTAGCGAATCAAGGCTCTCCGGCAGGCACCGCTGTCCGTCGTGATTCCCTCTTTGGCGGCTTCGCGCTTGATGGCGTCGAAGACCTCGACGGGGAGTTCTGTCACGCGGACGGATGTGGTCTCATTCACGATGCTGCTCCTGGCCACCAAACTTGGACGCTACAGTATCCATAATCGGACTGATTTCAATCCAATTCTTAATGTTCTTGCATTTTTTTTGCAGATTGTTGCAAGTTGTGACGTGGCAAGGGCTAATGGCGATATGGACTGGGGGGAACGTCTAGCGAGGATCATCCGCGACAGCGGGAAGTCCGACGTCACCATTGCGCGGCGGGCCCAAGTCGGATTGCAGACCATCCGGAATTGGAAGGCTGGGAGAACGCAGCACGCCAGCGTCGACAAGCTCGCGCGCGTCGCGCAAGAGTTGCAATTCAGCCTGGACGAGCTGTTTGACCTGCGTCCCGCCGCAGCTCATGTGCCGACCCATACCGCAGCGGAAATGCTGGAGCTGATTGCTCAGGCGCTCCATCGGTTCGCAGCCGCAGAACGACAGGCTGGCGGGCCCCCGTCGGCGATGCTGGATGGTGCGGAGGCGCGACTGAACCAAGGCGCTCCTCCATCTCGTCAGCCAGGGCCTCGAGGAAAGCGTCGGCGTAGTGCTGGAGCAGACGATTGAGTCGGGCGACAGTGACATCGCGCGGCGTAGGCGGCATGGCCGATCTCCGGCGTCGGCTGCGGATCCCGACCAAGGTCCCCGGCCACGTGAGTCGATCGCGCCGCCCCTCCTGTGGGCTGAAATACCATTCGCCCGCTACGACCGATGTGTGGGCACAGACGTGAAATGGAGCCGCACTGTATTCGCCGGACCCCACTGGAATCTATCGGGAATTTAACCCAATTGCGGCCGCCTGATGCGGGCGCCTATGATGTCAGTAAAGGAGAGCCCCATGAAGAAGACCGCATTCACACTGGTTGAGTTGCTCGTGGTCATCGCGATCATCGGCCTGCTCATTGGCATCGCGCTGCCCGCGTTTCGCGGGGCCCGAATCGCCGCGAAGACGACAGCGTCGAAGGCGCGCATCTCTGCCCTGGCCGCCGGCTGCGAGCAGTTCCGCGCTGAGACCTCGCTCGGCAACGTTGTGCCGCCGTCGGCAACTGACACAGGCACCATGGAGATTCACCCGGGCTGGTGGCAGGATTCGCCGGACGACAGCGCCCTGAGGCCGACGACCGGCGCCTCGATTTTGTACCTCGCGCTGACCGGGCACGATCAAAGCGGCGGTCGACAGTTCCGGCCGACTGGCCAGCCTCCGAGCTGGGCGGCGTACGCGCCCGAGGTCGGCGCTCCTCGTTACGGCCCCTACATCAACGACCCCGAATCATTCACGATGACAGTGAACAACGGGCAACTCGCGTACAGCGATCAGTTTGGCAACCCGATCCTCTACTACCGCGTGCGCAAGGTGGCCGCGCGCAATCCCGCGGACCAGGCCAGCTTCCAGATGATCACAAACGACCGCACCAGCCCGGTCCACATCGGGCTGGTCGACTTCCGCGACAACGAGCAACTGACGCCGCCGTGGGGCACAGACCCCGACCTGCTTCAGCCGTACCACCGCACGTGGTCGACGTACTATGACGGCGACGAAGCGTTCGCCATGCCGTTTGGCCTGGAAGATGAATTCAAGCCTAAGCTGCAGCCGCTGAGCTTTGACCGGCTGATCGTCAACGCACTAACGAGGCGCGGCACGATGACCGACAACGGCCGGTGGACCAAGGTTGTTAGCGCTGCGCCCCACAACGCCGGCGAGTTCATCATGATTTCCGCCGGCGCAGACAAGGTGCTCGGTACGCCTGACGACGTGGCGAATTTCACGCCGAACCATCAGATGCAGGGCAATCGCTGACCATCGCGAGGGCCGGACATGGCGATCGTACGATGCCCCTTCTGCGGGTACGAGGGCCGACCGCGCAAACGAGCGGTCGGCAGCGTGCTCGTGAAAATGATGCTGTTGGGGCTTTCCATCATCGGCCTGCTTTTCTTGCTCGTTCCAGGGATCCTGATATTCGTAGTGTTCCTGGTCTATTGCTTCCGAAGTGAACGGGTCTGCCGCAAGTGCAAGCTGGTCCTGGGCAGGTGACAGACCGAATTGTTGACAAACCGCCGTGGTTGTTATGCTATCGTTGACATGGACAACGGTGTCAACGGTGGCGCAGGAGCCCGTTGTTCGATTGCGAGGAGGTTCCGTGCGAATGTCGAACAGCAGGCCCAGTGGTGTCCCGCCGCCAAAGAGCCGTGCCCGGCGGAGATGACTCGAAAAAACTGCGCAGAACGCCACACCCGAAACGGTAACCACATGTGCCGGCGACAGTTGCAATGTAATAGAAATCGGAATATCTGCGCGCGGTTCCGCGCAGGTGAGTGAAAACAGGCGCTACCCGGAACGCGAGGACCGTTGTTCGAGTGCCCGGAGTTCGGTGTGCTTATCGAACATCGGCGCCGGTAACCTTCCTACGCCAATGAACGCCGCTCGAAAGGAACCATTAAACACGTCGCCATCAATCTGTGTCAGTACGATCCTGCACTCCAACCCGCCCTTGAATCGTAGGCGAAATTCATCGAGACCCACGGTCGCGTCAAACCCAAGCCCGTTGAACGAAACAACCACACCCCCCCAATTCAGATCGTCCCTATCCCACCGCCGAAGCGACCCCGTAACCAACGCTGTTCTGACGCCGTAAGAGATCAGCGTGGCGGTGAATTCTTTCGACTCGAATAATGAAGCGAGCATCACGATCAGCCTATCTTCGCCGCGATCCGTTTCAAGGCCGCGTCGTCCCGCTCAGCATACACCGCCTCGGTCACCAGGGCGCTGGAGTGCCCCAGCATCAACTGAGCGGCCTCGAGGCCGTGCCGCTGCCGGATCTCGGTCGCGGCGTTGTGACGCAGCTGGTGCGGGTGCCAACGGGCCACCAGCCTCATGCCCGCGGGGATCTTCTGGCCAGCCTCCGTCGCCGCGGCGATCGCCTCATCGTCCGCGCGATCACAGAGCTTGTGCACGGCCCTGCAGTACGACTCGCTGGAGTACTGCGCACCCGGCGTGCGTTTCGGGTTCTCGACGCGATGGGTACCGGGTTCGTTCCCCTGCCCCGGCGGGGTCTCGCGTGCCTCGCGCCGCTTCGCCTGGCGGTCCGCCTCCGCTTCCGCCGGCGAGAACAGCGGCGTCGCTGGCGCGCGGCCGGCGAGGAACGGCCTGATGATCTCCTTCGCCCGCGGGCCCAGGTAGATCACGCGTCGCTTGCCCAGGTGTGCCGTCTTGTGCGATTCAGGGCGGTACGTCCACACCTTCCCGCTGCGGTCGATGTCGCACGGCCGGATCGCGCAGGCCTCGCCTGGGCGCATGCCAGTGGCCAGCTGCAATTTGATCAACCCGCGGATCTGGTCATTGGCCAGCTCGAGCACAGCATCGATCGCGGCCTCGGGCGCGCAGCCCACCGGATCCGGGTCGCGTGCATCGGTACGGCCGCGGCGTAGGGGCTCGACGTCGCGCAGCGCCTGGTGGATGGTCGGCGGCAGCAGCTCGTGCGAGGAGGCCCAGCGGAACATGGCGACGATCTGGCGCACCTGCCGCTGCGTGTAGCGCCGCGACCACCGCGCCCGCGGCGGATCCGCGTCTGGGTTGCCGCGGATCATCGCCTCGCGCACGTCGCGCAGCATGTTCGGCCCAAACGCGCGGGCCGGTGTCCACCCGCACGATTGGTTGAGCAGCCGCAGCGCGCACGTCATTGACCGCTGGTCGCCCGGTGAGACCACGTGCATCCGCGCGCGTTTGTATTTGACGGTCAGCTCTACGATCGTGATGCCGCCAGCAGGCCGCTTCTGTGGCCGCTCTGGAACGTCCACGCGGCCATTGCGCCTTTCCCAATCAGCGATGACCTTGGCGTACGCCTCGCGACTCTCTGGCGTGCCGTAATCGCCGAGAGGCACATCCTGTCGTTGGCCGGTCTGTCGGTCGGGGAGAGTGACGTAGGCGAGTTGGCGGCCCCGCGCTCGTTTGAGTCGGTACGCGGGGATGCCCAATTTGCGTGGCAT